GATTGTCTCATTAATTCTTCTCCGTTATAGGTCGTTCAGATTCACCTTCTAGTATTACAGGGGCATCTGCTTTTAAGCTAATTACTAAATTTTTAGTTCTAGAAACGAAATCCATTTCCCAACAAATATATTCTACATCTTGAAGCTTTTCACCCTTATCAGAAACAACATAAGTACCATCAATTGTACCATCAGAAATAACTTTTAATCTCATTTTAAAAACCTCCAATTATTTATATAGATTAAAAAAGAAGAATGTAAAGATACTAACCGAAATTTCTTTGGGCCAAGATCGGAACACTATCTCTATACCAATCGATCGTATTGATAGAGCCTCGGTGGCCACTCATTCTGGTGGAGTCCCCTTCCAAACATAAGCGTATCTCTAGGCCTTAGTACATTCTTCATTGGCAGTGTTGGGCCTCGAACCCAATGTATCCCAGAACGGACTCGAACCGCTTCTTCACCTCGTCAGGTGTGACAACCCAGTCTCACTGCCTAATACCTATTTTATTTATACCAATAGGGTGTTCCCCTATTCCCCCAATCTGCTAAATGTTGCTTTTCTTTCATATAATAATTTCTGTAACTTTCTACTGGATCATCTGTTTTGCAATAATCAGGCATTGCTAATGCAAATGGAGTTAATTCTTTATCTGGTAATGCTAATATAGTAACTGGTAATCCATATAATACTTTTACTGCACCATGATGAGTATGATTTGGATGATTAAATCTTAATCTCCATTCTTTCTGTAATTGTATTGTTAAACAATACAACCAAAAGAAATTTTTTCTACTTTCCATTACCCATTTAACACAAGGATGATTCTTATGCGTTATTTTATAACCTATATCCAGACCCGATAATCTACAGGCAGTAGAAATGATCTGAACAGATTCTGTTATCATTTTTACGAGATGACGGTTATTATGATATTGTGCACATTTCTCCAAATCATAATCTAATATAAATATATTCATAATATATATCGAATATAATTTAAATTCTTACTGCTTTTTAGTTAGATTTATAGAATTAGGATCGCACTCATATTTAAAAGAGCACATCCAAATTTCACCATTATAAGTGCAATCACAATGATAATCACCTGGTTTTAATTTACAAGGAGCATGATTAATAGCATCTTGACATGCTTCTCTATCTGTATCTCCTTTGCCAGATTGAACACCAGCACCTATAGCAAAAAGAGAAATAGTAATTAAACTAAAAAGAATAGTAAGAGTTTTTTTCATATAATTTACTCCATTATTTTAATTTGATTAATTAGAATAGGAAAAGGTATTACTTTTGCTTGAATATTTTCTTGTATAAATAGCTGAAGCATATTTTCTGCACCAACAGGATTTTGTGTATGAATAATGATTTGTGTGTTTTTAATATCCTCAGATCTATACGTAGTAAGAAATCTAACAAATTGATAACCAGTATTCCAGAAATCCGAATCTACATAAATCTCACCGCCAAGATCGTGATCTAAAAGAATAGAATCAAAAGGTCTATTTTTATCAAACTTTTCTTTTGCTTCTTTTACATCTATAGCATGAATTATAGTATGATCTTTAAGAATAGATTTGAATGCTATCATTCTATCAGGATTATCTTCTAATATAAATATTTTCATTTGCAACACTTTTTTATTTTATTTTTACTTCTATTATATCTAGCATACTCTTCTTTCCAAAATTCTGTATATGTTAGTGTATCGGGATTCCAGATAGCATCTGCTATTTCTTCAGTTGAAGTAGGAATAGATTCTTCATTATATTCTACACCACAATATCTGCATTTACTATCTTGTAAGTGTGCACCACAAGATTTGCATCTCATATTTAATTACCTTTTACTTCTATATTTTCTATTTAATTCAATAATCTTATCTTTCATTTTATCTGAATAAGATTCTTGTGTCAACATATTATTCAAAAAATCTGATTCCCAATTATTGAATTTTTCGGAATATAATTCAATTAAAGATTCTACTATTGCATGATGATTTATTTCTTTCATATTTTACTCACAAAATATTTTACAAAGTAAAACTATAATCCAAAAAATAAAAGCTATACCAGCAAATGCTATCCCAGTTAAATAGGATAGAATTATAATCATTGTTTCCATCTCATGACCGCAGGAATCTCTCCAGAAAGCAAATACTATAAATATTATAGAAATTAGTGTTAAGATAATAGTTGTTATTAATAATATCATTTCTATTATCTAGTTTCTTTTTGTAAAGGCTGAGAACAAAGTTCATTTCTAATTTCTCTTAAGTTTTTGCATAATACTTCTACAGTATAATAAAGAGTATTTAATCTATCTTGTAGTTCTAATAAATCACCTTTAGAAGCATAACATTTTTTTGTATCTGTGTTATCATCAGAAGACATAGGTTTGGGTTCAACTACAGAATTCTGAATATCAGTAACAAGAGTTTCACACCCAAGTATTACTTCAGAAATTTGTTTTGTCTTAAAATGTAATTTTGAAACTAAAGGTTCGGTAGTCGTGTTTGTATTCATTTAAAATCTCCTTTATTTTTTATTCATATAAATCCAACCATCAATAACCCATTGACAATATTTCTCATGGTCTTTACCATACCATCCACAAGAATATGGATGCTGTGATTCAATTAAGACTCAATAAATCTCCAATGAAATCCGCCACACACTTCTCTTTTTCCTCTACAGCATTTTGCAATATTGTGCCCATCTACTTTATATTTTCTTTCTGCTTCTGAAATAGAATTAAATATTTCTAATGTTTCAATATTTTGAACAGCCATTGAATTTTTTGGTATAAGTCCTTTATGACTTTCACTTAAACTTTTTCTATGTTCATCCGAAAGTTTCTTTCCTGTTAACGCTTTAGATATTTTTTGATTATGTTCACTAGAATATTTTCTTCCTTTAAATGAATTACTTTTCTTCTTTCTAGTATCTTCTGAATCTTTTCTTCCTTTTGCTGCTTCACCTATTCGTTTTTTCGTTTCAGGACTATGCGGCATACTATGTCTTATTTTACCTAAAGCTGCTTTTCTTAATCTTTCTCTAACTAAAGGATCTTTACTAATTTCTTGTATACGAATTGAAATTTTTTGTTTCGTTTCTTCCGATAGTATCTTTCCTGAAGGACCTTCACCACCATCTGTTAAATTACAAAGAGGACCTTTACCTAAATCAAATCTACCAATACTTGCAATAACGTTCTTTTCTAGAAGATAAGCATCTTTTTCTAAGAGATTTTCTTTTAATTTAAAAATTAAAGGTACTAGCTTACAATCTGTGATTTTCTTTATAATTCGTTCTTTAAATGGATTGTACCCGCAAAATACTAATCCATCTTCTGCACGAGAACCGCATCCTTTTCCTACATAAAAAGGAAGATACTCAAATATTTCATCATAATCTAACCCTAGATTACGTAATTTTGGGTATATAAAGTTACCTTGTTTTCTAGTATCCAAGTAAATATATACATAATATCTTTTATCTTCTAAAAGAAGCATTTCTATTTTCTTTTACTTTTATCTGCTTTTATCTTTTTTATTCAATCTTATATAAGGAATCTTCTGTAAAGCACAAGTAATCATAATAGCTTGTGCTTCTTTGGAATTATCGTTTTTTAATAAAACGAATCCTTTATATCCTCTCAAGTCAACCATTTTTTTTTATCTTCTTTCGAAAAGAGTTGTATACAAGAAATATATATAAATACAAATACTGCTACAAGAATTAAAAGAGGAAATACTAAATCTTTCTTTTTCATAAAATTTCTTTTCTATCTTCACACATACCAATTGTGAAAAATCCTAAATGAATATAATAAATAGGTCCGTCATACCAATCTTTTACAAAACCAAATTTCCATTTTTTATTAGATATGATACCTATACAAAGATACCATTGATACTTCTTTCCTGTATCTGAAATTGTTTTTTCTGTTTTGATATTAAATAGATTCATTTTAAAAAATGAAATTAAGTACAATGTACATACTAGTTAAAATAAAACCTATGCTAAATCCTATTAAAAACTTCTTTTTAGAAGACAACTTATCCAATCTAGAAAACATCCGAGAAAAATCATAATGTTCATAATCATCTTTTTTTACGTACTCCAGAAATTCTTTTATTGTATCTTTGTCTAACTCAAATGGAATTTTATTTAGTAATTTCATCTTTTTTGAACCACTGATATAAACCAACTATACTTGTTATACTATAAATAGAAAATAGCACAACTTGAGGATAATCTTCTTTGTAAATGCCTATAATACAATATCCTATATTACCTACTAACCATAATACATAGCTGTAGCGATTTTTAAATACGTTAAGAACAGATCCTAATATGTTAATTCCTACAAATATCCAACTTAACATTCTTCTTCTTTTTCTTCTTCCACCTTATTTTCTAAGCCTTCAACAATAGTCTGCTTCGTAAAAGATAATCCAATCATAGCCCTATAAAATAGATCCACAAATTCACTGATAGGTGCATCAGAATTTACATTTGTAGTAACAATCTCTACTGAACAAACATTATCTCTATCTACCTCAGCAAAGATATCTGTTGCTTCGACTCTAATTTTAATCATTACTATTCTCCTTTTTATTTAATCTATAGATGTTGCAAATAAAATAGCAAGTAATAAAAATATAACTAGTAATATACCGATTATAATATAATATATAATATTCATATTAATTACCTTTACGAAATACAATAATATCTGTTAAAATATATAAGGATATAAGATTAAGTAATCCTATACCACCTAATATAATAGAAGATATTATATTAGATAGTGCTAATTCATAAAATACTGCACCTATCCAAAAGACAACACTAAAACTATTTAAAGCTATCAGATTATATGCCATATCTTTTTTTTCTGCTAAGGGCATTGAGACGATATTTATAATACATATAAATATAATTAATATTTGCATCATAATATTTGTTTTTGTCAGACAAACGAAACCTATTATAGACGCAAGACCATTCATAAAACATAAGGTAATTAAGGTATCTTTAACTTTCATTCTTCGTCCTCCCAACACCAGTCTTCTGGAATCAAATCATCTATTTTACAATATACTCTTCCTATATCTTTTACTTCTTCTGTGTGTGCAAATCTCAGTAAATGAGAGAATAAAGCATCTTGTATAATAAATAATTCTTCTTTAGTTAAAGTGATAATAATTTCTCTTTCCATAATAAATGATCCTGGTGTAAATATAAGTAATAATTACTTAACCACAATTAGAACATTGCACCTTTCCTGGTCTAACTACTTCCATTGTTTTCTTTCCGCATTCAGGGCATCTTTTAAGCCAGATATTTTCTCCATCTGTAATAACTTGAGCACTTTCTGTAGTTGTTTTCCATTTTAATAATTCATCTAAATCATAAAAAACAGGAATATTATTTTTCTTTGCAAACTTAACTTCTATATCTGCACCCTTGGATTTACCAGGCAGTCTTAAAAGACAATCGCATTGTTTCAACCATTCTAAATCTAACCGCATGCAAGTATTATAATCTTTAGGGTTCATAATATGTTGAAAATGTAGTAGTAATGGACAAAAGGGTGCAAATCCAAGATCTATTAATTTATCTGCACATCTCATAGAATTCCCTACATTTATACCCATATCACCCTTACTGTAAGGTGATGCTATATATACTTTTATCATTTATTATAACTCCATTTCACATACTATTTCTTTCTTTAAACTGAACAGATAAGTTCAATCATATCGAGCCGTTTTCTTCTTTTCGTTTTTCTTCATATTCAGCTAAAATAGATCTTTCTATTTCAGTTGCACATTGGCGTAATTCGCCAATAAAGTTCTTATAATTATTATATGATGGTTTAATAAAATACTTACAAAATTTAAATAAGATATAATTTAAATCACCATCTGCTTTTATCTCTGCTTTTGCAAGATCCACTACAATATGTTCTAGCTCTGTTCTTCTTGATTGTTTAATATAAGGCATTATTTATCTCCATATACTAATTTATTTTAAGCCAACCATCTTCCTCAAATTTCTTAATTCTTTCTTCATTTCTATCCATAAAATAGTTTGATTCTGTAGTATGTATCATAAATATTTTTCTTTGTATAAATTTGGAAGCACCGGGAATCACTTCAATAATACCACAATATGGATGATACGCCATACCTGAAATATTTACATCTACATGATTTACTACATCGAATAGTTGTATTAATGGGCTATAATATTTTTCTGGTTCTTTTAGAAACATAGCATCTAGTACTTTTACTCCTCTATATCTATACCCATTTCCTTTAAGAAATTTCGATTCTGTTAAACTAGATGCAGAGCAATGTTCTAAGTTTGGAAAAACATTTCTAAGATCACCAGGAAATTCCAGAAAGATAATATCAAAATCTTTACAAGAATCTTTATCTAATAAACTATCCCTTACTGCACCACCAAATAATAAGAAATTAAGATTTGCATCTGCAAGTTTATTTAGATTAATACCTAACTGTCTTTCATATTGATGAATTCTTTCTATAGCTGCATCATTTTTAATAAATATCATTATTATAGCATCCTTATCTCAATTACAAAAAAATATACTAAAACAAAAATATAATAATATTAGAAGATAAATACTAAGAACAATTAATACAAAAATACCAATAGTAATAATTCCACTTAACCAATAATCTGTATAATCATTACAAAATACTAATATCAATGAGGAGTTTAAATATCTTGTTTGTATTCTTCCAATTATATAAGGAAAGACTACGACTCCTAGAATAACTCCTATAGTTAATAGTAATGCTTGTATGCACATAGATTCCTCTTAATACTTTTCTAGATATAATTCTTTTGTATATTTATCATAAACTTGTTTCATTTCATATGCAATTCTTTTATATTTACAATGCAAAGCAAGTTTTCCTGTAAATAGCCTTCTAATAAATTCCTTAAAGGTTCTTCCATAAAAGAATCCAACACTTCCAAGACCTAGATCAATTAAGAAAGCATGTATTTCATCCCACCAAACAGTTTTATCATATTGCTTATAAGTTAAAACTTTAAACATTGGAGAGAAATCTAATTTATATGTTCTAGTATACTTATTTGCTATTCTTCTTATCTCTGAGTTATAATTTCTATTTAGATAATATAAAGCATGTGCAATCTCATGATCAATAGCGCTATATTTAGCTTTATCAGATTCAAAAGTAGCTATAATATAAAAATCATTCATTAATTGCTGATTATTTTGTTGAACAATTTTTATAATTTTAAGTTCATCTAATGAAAAATTTACAGAATATCTTTCATGAAATTTTCTACAAACTTCACCTGGAATATTATGCCCCAATACTATTGAATAATAATTAGGAATATATTTTAAGATATCTGTTGTCTCAAATAATCTATTTTTGTAGATAGGGGATTCATTAAATTCACTAAATCTCATGAAGGTTCTATTCATAGATTCTTGATCTTCAAATATAAAATGAAAAACTCTTTTGTTATCTTTAGTTCTATAAGTTTTATATCTCATTTTTATTGCCTCTTAACATTAGTTAAATTGCTTCTTTTTCAGATAAAATTAATTCAGAAGAATCTTCAAATACAACTTTTTTAATTTTGTATTCTTTCATTATCTTTATACAATTCTCACAGCAATAAGTATGTCCTATTAAGTATAATGTTCCATCTATTGCTTCATCACCTGCATTAATACAAGCATCTACTTCTGCGTGATTTTTTTGTTTGCAAATATCTTTGCATAACTCATATCCTTGTCCAGAAGGTAGATCTTTTCTTGGACACTCTTTTTGAGGATTAGCACACCAATTAGATCCACAAATCAGTTTGGAATTCAAAGTTAAGATATACGCAGTTACTTCTTGTTTAGCACATTTACCTTTCATAATTACTTATATAAAAAGTTATCTTCTGTCACCCAATATTTTCTTTCTTTTGGAGAAAATTTTCTTAGTAAAGAAAAATAAAAAATAGTTCCTAATATATAAAACCTAATATTTTCCGTTTTTAATCTACTAAGAAATTTATAAGCATCACCTGAACATAATCCTGGGCATTCACAGCATATTCTACCGCATTCCGGACAAAAAGTATCATAATCATATTGAACTAGATTATAACTTATTCTTAGATAAGTAAGAATCTTATAATTAGAATGATCTATATGATTTTTAGTTAAAAAAGGATTCATATTTTTATTACCTAAACTGAAATAATATCTTCAATATATAAGTAGTCTGCTAAATACACTTGATCTGGACTTTTTTCTTTCTTAACTATTTTTTTACATTTACATTTAGCAATAGCTTTGTATTCTGTATTTTTGAATTTCTTAAGGTATTCTCTGCATAGTTCAGGTGAAGGAATTATATGCCAACCTGACATATATTCAGATCCAATACCATCCCTTACCATCTTCTTTTCTGCTTTAAGCCATTTTTTTATTGGTATTGTTTTACTTCCTTCTAATCCGTGAAATAATGTTTTTGCATTTCCATTCTGAAAATCAATTATTTTATACCAATACTTCATCTAAGTCTCCTTTTTTATATTAAAAAATGCAGTACAGACGGATACTGGTGTACACCGAGCGAATATAACCTTTAGCCGATTTCTGCTTCACCGTCACGGCATCGTATGATCTCTTCCACTGAAGGAGGGTGTAACTTCGAGCCTACCTTATTAGAAGCTATATCTCAAATTTAATGAGCTCCGTCTGTACTGCATTAGCGGGTGTGAGAGTCGAACTCACCTAAGAAGGGTATGAACCTTCTGACTGTCCGCTAGTCTAACCCGCGATATATTATTCACCATCCTCTTTTTCAAAAAGATATTGTTTTATCTCATCATCTGTAAACATTTTTGTAACATCTTTTTCCCAAAATCTGTATAGCATTTTATTATATGACCACATTCCTTGTTCTATTTCACGCAGGAGTTTACCCTTTTTTCCTTCTTGTTCTAGAGAATGTCTTTTTTTAATTGCTTTTTCAAACACTTTAAGTTTGGCAGTTAAAACCCATTCATTTCTAGTAGCAAAACCTATACAAAACGCTAAACCACATATAATTATTATAACAGGTATAAAGATATTTAAGGGCATATATAATCCTATTTATCTATGATTAGTATACCATCTAAATGGTCTAATTCTTGTTGTATCACTCTTGCAGATACATCACTAAGATTTAGTTTTAGTTCTTCACCATCTAAATCTATTCCTTTTACAGATATCTCTTTCCATCTTTCTACCTCTCTTTCTTGACCTGGGCAAGAAAGACAACCCTCCATTCCTTTTATAGTTTCATCGCTATGCGACGTAATCTCTGGATTTAATAAAGTTAATCTAACACCATTTTCGTACATAATAGTATCTATAATAAGCATTCTATATGAAGAACCTATTTGATTAGCAGCTAAACCAATTCCTTTATTGGAATACATTACTTGAAACATTCTTTTAGCAACATAATGTACTTTTTCATCTATCTTATCGATATTCTTGCATTTTGTTCTTAAAAAATCGTTTGGGTGTTTAAGTAATGTATAACTCATCTTTTTTCCTCTTGTTGAAAATATTAAAAATCGAATTTTTTTCTGTAACTTTTTCTTCCTTTCTCTTTATTCTTCAGTTTGAACGAATTTATCTTCTTTAGACCACTGAATTAAACCCCAGATTTCAGCACCCAAATATAGAATAAAGTTTCCAACTAATGACCATTGTTCTCTGTAAATGCTAACTCCTATCCACCAAATAGAACAAAGAATCCAAAGAAGAAAACACCATTTATTCTTTTTGATATTAAGAAGATAACCTATAAAACTTATAGAGACAAAAAACCATCCAAATTGATCTATCATTTGGAATACTCTTTAATAAGTTTTCTTACTTTTAGACGTTTAAAGCAGAGGAGAAATTGTAGAAGCTTTTCTGTGATTTTTTTCATGTTTCTTACCTTCATTTTTCTTTCTTTCTAATCTCATTTGTTTTATAGATTTATCTGCAAGCTCCTGAAGAGTGCTATTCCCACTGGACCATTCTTGACATTTATTTGCTACGGTTGAACAAACTGGTATGTAAATTCTATTTGCCATCTTTTTTTAATTCTTCCTTTGTCTTATTAATTATATGAAGAATGATCTTTAATTCTAATTCTATTTGTTTTGCTTCTTCTCTTAATTGTTGAGATTTAGTTTTCATTTTATTCTTTCATTATTTCTATAATATTCTTTTTAAGAAAATATTTAAATACTTGTTTAGTAATATTTATTTTTCTTTCTATTTTAGGATCACTTCTATATAAAATCACTGAAAAATCTTTATCTGAACCACGGTATGGTTTTAATTCAAATATTTCATCTTTATCAAAAGAGATAGTACCTCTTCTTAACCAATCTCCATATGAAAATTCTGTAATAAATTTAACTTTCATAATCAGTATTTTTTATTACCATGACGATAAGCTCTGGTATTATTATACTCCATTTTTCTTTTTAGAATATCTTCAAAGTCCCAACCTTTATATCCAAAATAATCTGCTATACGAATGAATGCATCTATAAGCTCTGTTGTTTCACCACAAGGTTTTCCATTCATATCAAGATAATAATCTTGCTTTTGCTCACGAACATCTTCTGTTGCTTCTGATATCTCAGAATGAATTAAAGCATGAATCTCAAGAGGCGATCTTGGATTATCCCACCATCCTTTTTCTTTTGCGGTTGCATGTATTTGATTTACAAAATCATTTATGGTTAAAGATTTTTCTTCTTTACTTTCTTCATAAGGGAGACCTTCTAAATGACAATATTCTTTCTTTTCTTCATTCCAAAGAAGAACTTGTTGTAAATCTTTTCCACCACATCTGGTATAATCATTACCACCATCTATAAAAGTAGCTTGTTCACAATTGCATTGTTGAAAATCATGCCTAGATTTTGATTCTAATTCTTCGTTGCAACATTCACATTTAACTTTGCTCATTTCATTTCCTTTTAAATATTATTGATTTTAAATCCTTAACTTTTTTTCTAAAATCTTCTTTCGTGGTATTATTTTCTAGAATATAATCGAAATAAGAATCCTCTAAAGAATCTAAATCTGTTTCAGATATATCTGAATCTATTAAACCTGTAGTTCGTTTTATTCTAACTGTTATAACATCAAATTTATCTTGTAAATTATTTTTTAATTCCTCTAGTTCATATTTAAATCTACAATCAGTTATAACTATATTACATTTATTTATATCTTGAAATACCCAGTGTTGTAATAATAAATTAACCCAAATCAATTCGTCAAAAGTGGCTTTAATTACTTGTCCATACCACTGCATTAAATTCCTTGCTGTAAAAGCTTTACCAGAATCTCGAAAAGTGAGATCACATATGGGAACTTCTTTTAACTTGGGGTCAAAAAAGTAATTAGGTATTCCTCCTACTCCAGGTAACTTTCCAACTAAGCCTGCAGTAATTTCAACTATTTGATCTTTTAATTCATCTGCGAGAGCTAATCTATAAAATGGTATATTAGATCGTTTACTCGTTCTACATATAATATTAGAAAAAGTATCTTTACCAACACACTTTTTACCTGATAATAGTAATACAACTCGCCTAGGTGTAGATATAGATTGTGACATTTTTATTATTTTTTCCTGATATACTTAAAATTAGGTAAAATTTTATATTATTCTTTTATGCAAGTTACGCAAGAAAAGAAATTAAAGATAAAAAACTCTTTAGCTAAAACTCGAGAGAAAAGAAAATCTCAAGTTTGTAAAGTTTATACTTTAAAGATAGATAAAAGTCATTTAAATTCTATACAAAAGAAATGGTTGAAAAAAATCTTTATAGAAGCTAGATGGTTTTATAATTATATTATATCACAAGATAATATTTTTCTTAATACTTCTTTATATAAACAAAAAGAAATTACGATAAAAGTTTTAAGTAAGTTTGAAAAAAGAAATATAGAATTTTTATCTTCTCAAATGAAACAAGGTTTATATGAGAGAATAAAAGAAGCTATTAAAGTTTTGTCTAAACTTAAAAAACTTAATTTTACTATTGGTAGATTAAAATTCAAATCTGAAATAAATTCCATCGATCTTCCTCAATATAATAATACTTGGAAATTTAATAAAACTAGAATTAAAATACAGGGATTAAAGAAACCATTTAAAGTTCATGGTTTAAAACAAATTCCAAAAGGAAGTGAATTTGCTAATGCGAAACTTGTAAGAAAGCCTTCTGGTTATTATATTCAAATTACAACCTTTCAACAAAGAAAAGAAAAACAAAAAACTAATAAAGAAGTTGGTTTAGATTTTGGAATTAAAGATTCTATAACAACTTCTGATGGTGAAAAATTAAATATTAAAATTCCAGAATCTTATAGATTAAAAAGACTTCAAAAGGGTTTTGCAAAGAAAAATAATTTAAAATCAAATAAAAGAAAAAAGAATCTTATTAAAATAAAACAAGAATATGAAAGAATTTCAAATCAGAAAAAAGATCAAGTAAATAAACTTGTATCTTATTTAAAGAATAATTATGATACAATTTATATTCAAGAAGAACAAATAGCAAATTGGCATAAAGGTTTATTTGGTAAACAAGTTCAACATTCTGCACTTGGGGCAATAAAGTCTAAATTAAAAACTTTAGAAAGCACCCAAGTAATATCGAAATGGGAACCAACTACTAAATTATGTCCAGTTTGTGGATTACTAAATAAAATATCTTTATCAGAAAGAACTTATAAATGTTCTTGTGGTTATGAAAAAGATAGAGATACTCATTCAGCTAATAATATACTTTTAATTGGAAAGTCTAAATCCAATTCTGTTATGGAGCGTAACAGTACAACATCTGAGAATAAGATCAATGAATTTTCAAAGAGCAATCTAGAAAATTTAAATCATGATTCGTTGAAGATGGAAGCTAAAGTTTTTTAGACTTTAGTAGCTCACCTACCTGCTTCTTTCCAGAAAGTAGAATAACTTTTCTCTTTATGTCCAAAGATAACCTCTTATTTTTATTAATCTAATTAAATTCTTTTCCTCTTCTTCTAGAAATTTTATTTGTTCTTGATTATATAAATTACTTAAGTATTCACCATAGTTAGAACTAACACTATGCCATTCAAAAAGACCTGGATGATCTTCACAAGGAGTCTCATAATGAACGGTATGCTCGGACCATTGATCTAATAAGTAATCTATTTCTTCTTCTCTTTGTTTTCTTTCTATCTTCCAGTAAGAATATAATCTATCTATTTCTTCTTTAGCTTTTTTATGATATTTATCACTATTCCAGTTAACACTATCTAATCCACCGTGTTCATAAAAATCACAAAGAAGTTCAAAGTTAAAAGTAAGAAGCATCTCTTGGCATTCCCATGGAGCATAAAATGCTTTACTTGCTTTATAAAATAATCTAACTTTGTAATATCTTCTTCTTACTGGCCAAGTTAACTTTTTTATATTCATTTTGATTTCTTTTTGTTTTCTTCCTGCTGTTTTTTCATTCTTCTATCCAGAGAATTTAAAGAGGAATCTTGTCCTATTCTAACTTCTTTCTTTGCAGGAAAACAAAGCGCAGATTTTAAATGCGCTATATCGTCCTTAAGTTTTTCTATCTCTTTAAAATGCTCTTCTTTTAATTTTTTAAGTTCGTTTTCTAAATCCTTAATTTTGTCGTGAGCCGTTATATCCATAATAACTCTCCTTAAAATTGATTATCTACTTGCTCCTTAACAACTGGACATCCTAAAGGATGATCAAAGATAACACAATCTGTTCTACCTCTATATTTAGGATACTTGCAACTTTTGTTTTCTGGTACTGACATACCCCTTCCAACTATTCTCATTTTTCTATGCGGACAAGTTTGTTTTAATTCATTTATTAAATCTCTTCGTTGTTTTTCAATTGCATCCATCATAACTATTTACCCTGTGCATTACTAGTAGGTTGTAATTCTTTTAATTTACTTTCTAATTCTTTTGTGTATTCACCACATTGTTTATTAAATCCTTTTGCCATTTCTAAATCAACTCTTAACCATAAATTTTCTTGTTTAAATTTATCTCTTTCTATTTGAAGTTTCTGTATATCAGCTTCGTATGTTTCTATACTGACACACCCTGTACATAAAATTAGCATTCCGACTAAAATAGTTTTCATTTACTTACTCCGATTATCAGTATCAATTACTGTATGACCACAGAACTCACAATATCTAATTACTCCGTATTCTGTAAGTTTAATAAGCTTAGCATCCTTTGCTTCCAATCTTATATTGACCATAAGATGAATTTTAAATACTTTACAAAATTTGCAGATAATATTTGCTATTAATTCTTTCATTTAAACCTCCTCCTTTAATATCTCTTTTATAGAATAAATTTTTATTTTAAGTTTTGAAGCAACTTGTGCACAAGCAGGACAAGCATGTATATCTAAAAGATCTCCTCTCTTGTTTGTTCTACAAATAATAATACTTCTTAATCTTTCTCCATACTTTCTTATCAGAGCAATCTCTGCATGAACTCCACCGCCACGGTGTGAAAGGCGATGCCGATTCATTGTGCAACCCAATACTCTTCCTTTTCTATCCAACCCTACTGCTGATACTTTATATCTACATCTAGATTGACTTGCCTTTCTTTGAGCCAGATTAACTATATCATCTTGAGGTGTCATAATTACCTTTTTTATGTTTAAAAATCTTTTTAGTTATAAAAAGAAGTAAACCATTTATTATAGCAAAAATAATAAATTGTATAATCATTGCTATAAACCAATCACTTAAAAAAGGAAGAGGATTAATATATTCTGCTATTATATATAGTTGTAGTAAGGTACTTATTGTAAATACTATAATACCAAATATTATAGCAAGTTTTTTCATTTAATTCCTCCACATTTAGACCAAGAAAATTTACCAAACTTATCTGAATAGGTAATTAAACATCTATGCATATTTTCTTCTACTTCGTTTAATTTAGTTCTATTCATTCTTTTCAGACGATGCAACTTATTATATTCTTTATTATATAAACAAATACATCTAAGTAAATCTATTTCTTCAAATTCTTCTGCAAAGACAAAAGAAGAAATTAGTAGTAAACTAAGAAGACTTATGATTATTCTTTTCATGCCTTTTTTATTTTTTTGATATATTGTTTTAAAGCTTGTTCACAAATCCAATTAACAGACCTATCATACTCAGCAGAAAGAATAGCTAATTGAATTAGTATTTCATCAGATAATTCTATAGTAATTTTAACTCGTTTTCTTTTCATTCTATTTCGACACCTGCTATTAATTCTGGATTCTTTTTTAAGAATTTCAAAACTTCTTGTATAGAGAAGGGTTTACCATGATAAAGCTCTTCATATATTTTACTAGCTAAAATATAATCACTTTTATAATCCACAGTTAATCTTAAACCTTCACCTTGTACTATACCCATATCCATAAATTCAGAATGAAAGATATGATTGTTTAATTTGATATAAGTTGTTACGTGCTCTCTATCTGATTTTCTTTTGGATTCTGAATATGCTCTATCCAGAGCAGATTTTTTAAACATTTCAATTCCTACTCCAATAGGAATGCCAGACATACCATAGTAATCTATCTTATCTTTTAGTTCCTTTTGTATAAGCTTATTTCCTAATTCCACATCTACAAAAGGATTATCACCTGTTGCTCTAATTACATATTGACAGCTACGATAATTAGTCGCATCATAAAATCTTTTAAGAACATCCTCGTCAGGACCTCTGTAAACATTACATCCTTTAGATCTAGCTAAATCAACTATAGGTTGATTGGATTCGTGTATACCAGTAGCTACAATAACTAAATCTACGTTCTTGAGTTTTTGTACTCTATCTATTACATGTTCTAATAAAGGTTTTTCTGCTAATGGAAGCATTGCTTTTCCTGGTAATCTAGTCGAATTAAATCTAGATTGAATTACAGCAATTATTTTCTCCATGTTATCTGCTCTCCTTTTATTTTATGCTATAATGGGAAGACAATTCTTATGCGTGCTTCTTTCTATTAAATCTACGAACAGTAATCGTCCAATAGGTGATAGGTGCACTCCATCTGAAGAATAATCTGCTTTCATCATAACATGCCAAGCAGCTACAAAATGTTTGATTAATGGTATAATTACTGTATTTTTATCTTGTCCCAACCAGTTAAAAAGATTTTGAGTATATTCCACATAATGTATCATTGCATAATCCACGCACGTTGCTGGTAGTCCATACATAATAATTCTTGCTTTTGGAAATCTTTTTCTAATATAATCGAATAATATATTACATTCTTTTTTCACTACTTCTATTTTTTGATGTTGCAATAAATTATTCCCACCCGGCGTCCCTACTAGAATAAAATTAGGTTGATAATTATATCTAGTTATATCAGAATCCATATCCTTTAAAAGCTGGAGCATGTGGCATGCACGCATGCCACCTAATGCCCAGTTCATTCTTATATCTATAACGTCTTGTGCGTCTTTTTTACTTTGTGCTAGAATAGAATCTCCTATACCAAGTATTCTAACAGAATCTCTTGTATAAGAAGTTTGCATATAATCTACAAAGCTAGCTTTGCATTCTTGTAAATGATCTTGATAATCGTCATGCGGAACATATGACTCATCTACAGGTTTTTTAAATTTAAGATCCATTAAGATCATAGCTTGTCTTACTGAATCTTTCTTCTTAGCATAATCTTTGCATTCTATCTGTGTTTGGATTTCAGCAATCATTTTTTTAAAGAAATTCATTTATACCATCCCAGCAGTTTAATCAACTACGTCTTTTGCACAATATTCTATTATAGCTCTAAATTCTTTAGGATCTGCTTTAGCTTTCATATCTATACTTCTATCCACCAAACATGTTTGAATACATGAAATATATTCAGTTTCCATTTCTAGATAAGTTTTTCTTAAACAACTTTTTACTAGAAAGACCACACCTATTATAAGACCTATTAATACTATTACTGAAAAGATCTTACCTACGTTTGACATATACTACATCTCCTTTAATGTTTTTTTGAGAGGACACCAAAATGGATATCCTTCTTCTTTAATATCAATAATAACTTTTGCTAAAGGAAATTTAGGATGTATACATACATATCTTTCCATCCAACCATCTTGAGAACAGTGTTTACATTTCTCACATTTAGATCCAGATTTTTTCTTCATTTATTATCTCACTCTATAAGTACTTACAATACACTTAGAAGAATATGTTGGATATTTTGAAAACTTATAATATACAAGACCGGCTAGTAACAATTTAGATTGACTATTACCCCAAGTTAATCTAGATATAGTATCTGTGTTCTTAAAAGAAATCCTAAATCTAAAATTCTTTTTAGATTTAGGAGCTATATAACCAATTTCCTTTTTAAGATTAGTAGCAATTCTAGTAAGTGTAGTACCATCAAAATCCACATATAAATCTGTTGCATCTAAATAGATTTTAGAATTAGAAGTGTTAGAAATAGATACTATTACATCTGCTTTAATTGTATTTAACCCTTCAGAAGTTATCTTAAACTTTGAAAATGTTAAAGGAAAGCATTCTTCGTCTTCTCTGAGTTGAAATAAATTACAACCCAAGAAAAAGATAAATGATAATACTATTAATCTTTTCATTGTATCTCCTATACTAAAAAAGGAACTAAATCATTATTAGGTTTGATATAGTATACTTCTGTTTGAAATAACTCATTTGAAAATTCTGCACCTTCTTTTAATTTTCTTACTTCATCTACTAATTGCTTTTGTGTTTTAAGGCCTTTTAACTGTTTAGTAGTTATATGCAATCCTATAAACTTTCTTAGCTCACTAAAAGTAGAAAATTCTATTATACATGGAATACATTTTTTAAACTTATATACTAATACTAGATATTTTCCTGTTTTAAACCTATTCATATATATCCTCTTATAAAATTAATTTTCAAATAGATCCCGACCTGATCACCTTCAGGCCGGGATTGATAGTATCATCGAATACTTTTCAAGAGTATTTGTAGCTGATGATTGTGCTCAATTTTAGAATGTACCTTTCCGTTTAACTGAATTCTTAGCTTTACAGGAGACGACCTTCCTGCTGGTCCACCCCTCGACTAAATCTACATTTCATGAATATAAACTTAGTCGAGGGGACAGGAATCGAACCTGCGACTTCTCCTCATTAGTAATTCAGACTTGACTACATTCCTAGCACATGTTCTTAACTTAGGGTAATAACTTAAATCTTAAATGATTCTGTTTACCGTTTCAGCACTCTCCGTTAATTTATTAATGCTATTCGGAGAGGAAGGATTCGAACCTTCAAGCTCAATGAGCAATCATTATATCAAATTAAATTTAAACCTAAGCCTGTCTATTGCTTATAGCAATAGAACCCTTTATGGTGGAAGGACTCGAACCTTCACTAACCCCCTTTACCATAACTAAAACTATTACTTCTCAAATACAAAATCAAGGAGCTTTGTACCAAAATCTTCTTGTTTTACTTCAATAGAATTAGCTTCTTCTCTAGCAACTTTAATAGCTTTATCTAATGCACGAATTTTTTCAAGCATTTTTTCTTTATCTTGCTTTGCAATACATCCAGAAAATTTTGTAGTAGACCAAGTACCAATAACCACATCTTCATTGTATACCTCTACTTGGGCAGGATGCTTATCTGTTGCTTCCGCTTTAACATGGTTCTTCATTACTTTTTTTGTTTTAAAAGTATCTTTAGAATCTGAAACATATTGCATAGAATCCTCTTTCCATGTCCAATTCTCTGCAGGATCAAGAACAGGAAGGGCATTTACAAATGTGTGCAAATCTGTAAGCTGCTTTTCAAGAAAAAGAAGATGTGTAACGGGTACTTGATTAAGAATTATTTTACCATCTACTAACACATCAGCTTTAGCATTACAGTTTGCAACATCTTGTGTTGCACATACATTATACATATCTTCACAAACTTCTCTTGCTTCTTTAATACATTCAAATACAGAAGTTTGAATCTGCTTATCCTCATTAGGAAAACGATCTCCTTCTTCATCCTTAGGTGTGTATCGTTTTGCTAAACCCTGAAATAAATCTGCTTTTTCTAAAGTATGATATACTTTAGAAAGTACTTTTTCCTTGCGACTTTTTTGACCATTGGCAATGGCAATAACTTGATTAAGTTTTAATGTTTTGTTCATTTTTTAAACCTCAATTTAAATTTTATTTTTATTTATGAAAACCTACTGCTCCTCCAAAATCATCGCTAGATTTTTTCTTGAACATTAGTTTTCTAAGTAGCTTACATGCTTCCTCAAATGTTTTATCTAAGCATTTAATTGATATAACTAATTCTGCTAAACCAGCAAAAGAGAAACCTTCTGTACCCTTTACATATCTAGTTAACTCATCTTGATCTTCTATCTTTAATTTTTCAGCTAAATATATTCTTCTCATTACTTCAGAAGGCATTCCTATTTTTATTACTCTATCAAATCGTCTCGGACGATTAACAATACGAGGATCCAATTTTTCTGGATAGTTAGTAGTAGCTATATGCAATACATGATTAGTATTAGATTCACCATCTAAAAATGATAGTAAACTTTCTTCTCCATATCTGTTAATAATAGAATCTATATCTTCAAATAAGCAGATAACTCTTCTATGAGGTTCTATTTTTCTTACTACTTCGATTCCTTTAATAAGAAGAGCAGGTGCCGTATTTCCGTTTAAAACTATACCATGTTCTTCTTTGATAAGAGCATTAAGAATTTGTTGTACAAGTATACTCTTTCCACTTCCTTGAGGACCATAAAACATATATCCTCTTTTGTGTAGAAAGCCATACTTTTCAAATAGATCTGCTTTCTTCCAAAAAGAAGAAATTTCTGAAGTAATTTGACTCATAATACTATCAGGAAATGTTAACCAATTATCTACTGATAAATCTTGTTTAGTGAAAAGTATTCCCATATTAGTTCTATCTAGATCATAGAATCCTGCAGGTATAGCTTTAATAGTATTACCGGAAGCCACAAAAGAATAACTAGATAAAGCAGACCATTGATTAACATCTTGCGGATGTTTTTGTTGATTATCCTCTGATAACTCTATTGGGGCATCTTCTGTTCCTACTATCTCTGCTATTTCCTTTCTAAGATTTAGAATATCTGAATTAATCTCTGTACCAAATTCTTCTATATCGTTCATCCATGTCTCCATCAATCTATAAGATAAGATCTAAGATCTAAAATTCTCTTTGCTATTTCTGTATCTTTATCATTACATGCATCTTCAAAATCAAAAAGATTGTTTGAAATAGAAGAGCATTCTTCATACGAAACATCTGCAAGACCTATATTATCAAACTTCCAATTTACTTTAAATTCTTTAGAAGCTTTTAAAGTAAAAGGTGTAGATATACCAACATGCTTATCAAGAATTTCTTGAAACTTTTTTTCATTTTGTATTCTTGAATAAGTAATATATCTGTAAATATTTCTTAGTTCTACAAAAGCTTTTTCGTCTGTTTTTATTTGTTTTTTGGTATTAGAAATAATACTTTTATCCATCTTCACTTTTTGAAAGTATTCTAATTCCTTATAAAAATTAAAAAGCATTTCATCAGAAAACTTTTCTTCATGCATTTCATAAAAATCTTTAAATTGACTGAAAAGCAATTCTACTGAGGAGTTATATACATCCCAAGAACAATACTTATCTTTGTTTTTTAAAGCAAACTTAACAGCATTAATTCTTTTAGTTATTTTTTTATAAAAAAGATAATCCAGCTCAGAAGTCATGAAAATTAACTTGTATTTAATTCTTGAAAGCATTATTTTTTCTTCTCCTTTGAGGATTTAGTACATTGCAAAGCATTGCCGTGCAATGTCATTTGTAACTTACATTTGCATGTAACAGACTCATCATGGTGTAGAGGTGGTAATTCAGTTCCACAGCTAGGGCATTTAAAAGAAGTGATTACTAAAGCTGTATAGCTAGGATCAATTTCAGATCTACAATAAGATTTTATTGTATATCTATTATACGGAAGCAATTCTTTTATTATCATTTAATATTCCCTCCAAAATTGTGTTCCACAATACTTACACTTAGCACCTTCTTTTGCAACACCACATCCTGGGCAGAAATCACTCTTTCTTTTTCCAGGAGGAATCTTAGATATTACTTGACTTAAACTAAGTATTGCCTCTGCTGCTTTCTCAAATACGTTTTCTTCTTCTTGATAATCTAAATCATAAACTTCGTTTAACTGTTGCTCAAATTCAACCCATTTTTCTTCGTTATCCGTTCCACAATAATTACAATGATATGAGTATCCTGGAACAGGAAAACCGCATTTAGTACAGATGTAATACTTCTTTTCTTGTTCTTCTATATATCTAGAATAAATATTTATTCCTTGGATGATCCAATGATACCTGGTTAAATATCTATTTCTGGAAGAAGAAAAGAACATTGTACCAAGTAATTTAATTTGATTAAGCCCTAATATAATTATATAAGTAAGATAGGATCTTTCTTTTAAAGATTCTATAGGAATAGAATAATATTTAGAATGCTTTTTTAAAACTACTCTAGCATAAAAGTCCTTTAATTCCGACATATGTTTAGAATGAAAGTCTTTGTTATTAAGTTCTTCTATTTTAAGAAGTTTTAGATTACTTGTTAACAACATAATTAATACCAGATAAACTACTTCGTATAGTAGTTAATTCTTTATCTAACCCTAGAAGGCGAAGCATTGCATTTGTTACATCTTTTACACCCTCTTTCTTTCCTACCTCAAATCCTCTACTAAATTCTTTTCTTAACTTATTTTGAAGTTGTTTTTCTGTGTATAACTTCTCTTGTTTTACTTTTTTCTTTTCCATGGATTATGCCATACCTCCGTTTTACCCAAAAGTTTGTGAACAGTTTCTTCCCATAAAATACTTTTACAAAGATCTTGTATTTCATCTTCTGATAATCCTTTTATCAAATCATCTTCTAATTTCATTTGACAAAGGAGCTTATCATTATGATATACATCTATTAGTCTCATTTCTTCTTTTTAAGATTTTTAATAAAAAGTTCTATGCTTTCTTTAACATCTTTATATACTTGTTCAGTAGATACTATTTTCTTTTTGGAAGTATATTTCTTTTGAATCTTTTTCATTTCTTTTCTACCTCTACTTCTTCAAATTTAGATCTTAATCCTGTAGCACCATTAGCTTTTGTATAGTGATAGTAGTGTAATACTATCTTCTTACCACTAGTTTTCTTATCCTTTTTATTATCTTCTTTACCACCAATCTTTGCCATTACATTTCTCCTATTTTAATATTATCTCATAATAGATAGCTACTGCTGCTAAACTAGAAAGATATGAAATGTTATCATCTTTTTCTAGTGGTTCTATACCATCTGGTATTCTAACTCTAATTGGAAATCTGTATTCTAAAACATTTTCATCTATATCTATAATAGAAACTATTGCAAAAAGCTCTCTAAGATTATAACTTAATTCTACATTAGATATCTTTAATGAATACCAAGTATAAGTATTCAGAATATCTTTACTATTTTTTGCACTATCTGTATAAAAGAAATTATATAATAAATTAGATAATTCTTTTTGAAAGATTTCTCTATTTGCATAATCAGTTACTACTTTAAATTCACCTTTAGATTTATATCCATATGCTTTATACTCACTAGTATTAAAGGGTATCCATCCAATAAACATTTTATGATGCTTCTTTAATTCTATTGCATAACTATCAACGGAATTAAATATAAAAATAGCTAGTAAAATAATCAATAACTTTTTCATATTATTATTCCTCACATTTTACAGGTGTTCCATCATCATGCAACTTTGGTGCTATACCACCAGCCTGATAACCATTATTTAAATAATACACATGCCCTTCAATGCATCTTCTTTGAATATAAAAACTCTGTAAGTAATTTCCATGATTGACGCTACCTGGTGTAGAATAATCATTGGATGAACAATTAAGAAATACAAAAGCTACTAGACAAATTAGTTTTTTCATTATCGTCTCCTATTTTATTTTAATGTCCTGGAGTGAGGCACTGCCCCTCACACAGCATGTTTGGCTCCTACCCTCGATATTACTATCTACTACACTACCGTCCGTCTCGTTGTTAGTATCCGGCCCACAACAACCTATTAGGCGACTACCCCTATACATGCTAATTCATATTGCCGGTGTCCCTTCTTGCGTCTTCTACTTCCGCCATCCAGGAAAAAGAGGAGCATCAGCTCCTCAAAACATTAGATACTATTTTTGGTTAGGTACCATCATCATGGTTTTATCACCCATCATATACATAGGAAGTTTGCCATCCCATTTTTGAATCCACTGCATCATAACTGTATCCTTACTGATAGTTGCACGAAGAAGTTCTTGCTTACGCGCTTCACCTTCAGCTGTTAAAATAGTAGCTAGCTTATCTTGTTCAGCCTGTTTCTTTTTATACTCTGCAGTTTTAATCTTTTGTTCTTCAATCTGTTTTTCTTCTACAACTTTATTAAATTCTTCATCAAAAGAGATATTAACTAGATTAACGGATTCTAGAACAATATTATAAAAAGCAAGTCTATCTTTTAAAGATTTCTCTATAAGAGATTTAACGTCTTCTCTTTTTACAATAATCTCCTCTACAGGATATTGTGAAACAGAAGCTTTAACGCTTTCATTAACAGCAGGATGCAGAACTTTATCTGCATAATCTCTACCTACTTTAACATACAAGTTATTTACTTTTTCATAATCTAGATGATAATTAATCACTACTTTTACAAAAACTTTTTGTAAGTCTTTTGATGCAGAATCTGCATCAATTGTTTCTTTTTGTGTTTTTACATCAAATTTAACTACATCAGTTACAATAGGAAGCTTAAAGTGCAATCCTTGAGAATAAGCGTCTGTAGCACCAGTAATTCTATTAAATGTAACACCTACTACACCTGCACCAACTGTATAACAAGATCCACAAGTAAGAATTAAACTAAGCAAACCAAGTAGTGATCATTTGATAATCTTTGGTACCTGTTTTTTAATAGCATCCACCTCCATATTCATTTATATCTAATCCTCCTTTAGTTAATTTATATATAAAATTAGAATTTATCTAATTGTATATATTACTATTTAATAATTCCCAACCTTTTTCTGTTAGTCTAAATTCACAATATTTAGTATCTGGCCAATGTTTATCTGAAAAGTATTCTGCATATCCTTGCTTAACAAGAAAATCTGCAGCTCTGGCATCTGCAGAAAATCTAGTACTAAATTTATTATCCTCTTCGAATGAAGAATAACAAAACTGATTTATCAGTTGAAGAAGATGATGTAGAGTTTCTTTATCTATTTCCATTACTATTACACCTTATTGGTCTTGGATCTCCATTTTCTATTTGATACATTTGAATAGTATGTGCTGAAGAATACTTATCTGAAGTATACGTAGTTAAATATTTGTATCCATCAATACATAAAATTCTATAATAAATTCTGTCACTATATTTATAAGATTCATCTTTGGATAAAGAAAATCTATCTATTATAGTAGTTTTTGCAAAAGAAAAAGAGCCAAGTAAAATAAATATTATTACTAATAACTTTTTCATAATTAAACACCTGTTAATTCCTTAAAGTGTGGAAGCTGTTCTACCCAAGAACAAAACTCACCCCAATCTTCTTTTAGCTTATGCATCTTTCTTTGATTATAAATGTTTTTCAATTGTAAATAGTTAGTACTTATTCTGGCTGTTAACTCCAATCCCATTGGACAGTTAGAAAGTAACTTCATATAATTTTCATAAGTAGGATTAGCTTGATAATCATTTTGTAGATTAGTAAGATATTCTATTACTTGTTTTGACACATATTTATTCATTCCAGATTCCAAATCCATAAAAGCTAATTTGTGCATTTTACTTTGCGAACTAATAAACTGTGCAAAATGATATCTCTGAAACTGCATTGACCAATAAGCTGGATAGGTTACATCAAACTGAACAATAATACCAGTAAGAAAATTTGCATGTCCAGAATTTGATTGTGCATTACCTAGCTTACAGCTTCTTTTATAATGAGGTGTTTTATCAAAATGAAAATAAACACCATCGCTAAATTCATGTGGTAAATCTGTTCGCATTGGATATCCAGAAGCAATACAACTTTCTTCTAGACCATAAACTTGTGTGTTACTTATTCTTAACATTATTATCTTCTTCCAAAAGTTTATTTAATTTAGAAAGATAAGGAAGAGCTTTCTCATATTCTTCTGTTTTAACTTTATCCAAATCTTCAAATTTAACAAAGGCAACAGAATGATATTCAAGAGTTTGAATTTTATCATCTTTTGTCATAGTCCAAATATTTGTTTCTACTTTCCAAGTATTATTCAAATAAGAAGATCTTTTTACTTCTTGTTCAATACTTGCTTTGATATTACTTGCAATAAAATCTTTTTCTTTTTCCATAGTATTTACCTTAGGTTGAAGTACATTGTAAATTACTTTATTACAGCTTACAATACCAAAACCAAGACTGGCAAGAACAAGTATTATAAAAGCTGCAATACTCACAAATATTACACCAAACACTGCTTTTATCATAATATTACCTCAAAAATGCTTCAGCAAGAATAAGCATAAGAATTAAACCCATAAGAACACAAGCTAATACTTTTAACGGGAGCGGTCTATCCTTAACAAAAATATCTGCTATGGTCCATACACAAACAATTATAAGAAAAATAGAATATAATGTTCCTAATAATACTGAAAGAAGATAACCAAAACCACCACCAATCAAACCGACAACTAAAGGTATTATAATTTTACTTTTATCCTTTTTAAATATTTTTTACAAGTTTCCTAAAGTTTCTTGAGAAAATCTCAAGATAATCTTCGAAGAAATCTTGAATGGCAAATTTAATAGTGTAATACCATTCACGAAACTTATCTGTAACTATTTCCAGATATTTTAAAAATATTTCAATAAATTTCTGAAGTTTTTTCTTAAATGTTTCCATAATTTTAACTCCTATTTAACTTTGATTAAAAGTAGATTTCATTTCTTCTGGAATAACTATTTTTTTACTTTGATAGCGCCGTTTAGCTTCTTTCCCACACTTCTCACATGGAATAGTCTTTGGAAAATCCACTCCATATTCCTTTTTAAATTCTGTAATATGACCACATTCACAGATGTATTCGTCTATCATTTCTTTTTCTTCTCCTTTTTTGGAATATACAGTATTAATGATTCTTGTCTCATAAAATATTTTGTAAATTTATCATCTACAACTTCATAGCTATGGTAGTAAGATGGAAAATAGCTACGTTCCTCTTCAGCTTGTGTGTAATCCGTTACTATAAATACCCTATCGTCCTGCACTGAATCAGTATATCTAAGAACAGGGCAAGATTTATCTTTTAATCTAACTTGAACTTTATCTCCTTTTTAAAGATAAAAGGATTCTTTAGAAAGAAAATTTCTTTCTTTAAACTCTGAATTTCAGAATTTGTTGCTTCTTTATAGTGTGAAAAATTGCTTTCTAAGTCTTTAAATCGTTTAAAAATCATATTAAACTCCTAAAATTTAAGTTTAACTACAGAGTAATCGTCTTTATACTTTTCGAATAATACACGAACAGCAGCTTTGATGTTATCTGCATCTGCTTCATCCTTAAGAAGAAGAGTTAAATCAACTGCTAGATCTAGACATTTTTCGAAATCTAAGGTGATCTCTTCTTTTTTCTTATGATATCTAAAAAATGATAAAATTTTTGCTGTCATAAATTTTGAGTAAAAGTAGTGTATGAATAACCTATACAATTATTTTTCTAATCATCCCTTCTAAAGTATTAATAGATATCTGTGCAACCTGCTTACCTTCCTTGTATCTATTTTTAACAATTACAAGACTACTATGATTAAATGCATTAGCATGATTTTTATTTAAAAGATGAACTCCTTGAAGAAAATCTTTCGAATAGAAAAATCTATCTGGAATAGTTAAACTCCAGCATTCACCTTTATGAAAAAAGGATTCTTTTGTACTTGTATCTTTTGAAAAGATAAAATGATAAGTATGAAATTTTTCAATCATCTTCTACTATCTCTCTTTTAAAGAAGTGTATTTCCTTTTTCTCAATTAAAGATATAAACTGTTGTACTGTTATATATACTCTTCTTAAAGAAATTTGATCATGTATATTATAAGGTATAATTGTTAATTTAAAATCTTGATCAAAAGATATCAAAATATATGCTAACTCTAATGAAGATTTATTACCAAATGAAATTTTATAACATTCATGCTTTTTCAAAGAATGAATTGGTATGTTTTTCATAACTATAAAATAAAAAACAGATTTCATTTCTATTCATCCACTCTAACCATTTCTAATTGCATAAAAATCCTTTTTGGACAAGCAAATAATTTTTTAGTTTCAAGATCCTGATAAATGGTTAGTATATCGCTTTTAACAAGTTTAGTTAAACCTCTTGTTACACCGACAACTACTTTAGTATCAGTATGTTCGAATAATTGTATTGTTTCACCCGTTTCAGTATGTTCTGCTTCACCCTTACCCACATACTGATGTAAAAACTCATTTTTTATCTTTACTGCATGAGGAACATCACCCATAATAATTATGAGCTTATTTTCTTTAGTTCTATATACTCCAGAGACAACGAATTCCATATCTACCTCCTATTTACCTTCAATTATTCTTTCTTTCATTAGTTTAGTTTCTTTTCCTTTTTGTTTGTGAGAAAGATACTTCCATCTATTCTTAAGTTCTTTCTTATCTTTATCCTCTGTAATACCAACTACTCTACAATACCTGTTAATTAAAGTCATTGTCTTTTCTCTCATGTATATCTCCTGATAATAAATTAGATGTCAAAGAAAGAGACCTAGATTTTTAGGTCTAGGTCTTAGAGAGGAATGAATAGTATTCATTCCTAAATAGGAGGCTTTGAGAAACTTCAACTAGCTATCATATATAATAATATCTCCTGATTGTTTTTTTCTATATAAATTTTATTGTAAAAGATTTTTTAAATCTATTATAACACATTCTAAATCTTCTAATTCAGTGTAAAACATGATTATATCTATGCTCTCATTTTCTATATGAAGTTTCTTTTGAAGAAAAGATGATTTTGTATTATAAGATATTAACTCCTTTTGAGTAGGAAAATTTATACCAGTACATTCTATAATTCTATTAAATAGAGTTTCTGTTCTTCGCGTATACTCGTCAATTAAATCTTGTATTTTATCTCTCATATTCACTCCTTATAAAAAGAAAAAGTACCCATTGTAGTTTTAGATGATCTACCACGATAAGTAGTATACTTTGTCATTTTCCATTTTTTAAAGTTAAAAGATTGTGTGGCTTCTTCCAAAGAAATAGGAATTAGCCTATTGCTGTAATCTAGAATACTATTAAAAACAATTAATATATCTCTTATATTACAAGCATCAATTGATGTTATAATTCTTTTTAAACCTTTTAATCCATTTGGAAAATAATCACAACTATCAAAATTAATAATTGCTGGTAGCTGATTTTTTGCTAATAAAGAAAAATCAAATGAGCAGATGTCTTGTTTAAGCCAGATAGGACCTTTAAATTTACTATTTCTATTGTGTGTATCAAAGTTCTTATTTTCAAAACTAATCAGTTGTTCTTTTTGTATTAACTTCTTTTTAAGAAGATGATATAATTCTGTATTTGGAATAATTCTTCCAAAATCGTCTATACAAGGTCCTGCTAAAGTAAAATACTTTCTATCACAGGGAATAGAAGATTTACCTGTGATAGAAAGATAATTAGAGAAGATCATTTCTTCTCTATTTAATAATTTTTCTGGATCTGTATATAGTTTAATCATTTATCTACTTTTTTCTTCAATCATATTATTAAGATCTTTTGCATACTTAAGAAATATTGAACGGATGAGTTCAAGAGTTTCTCTATCTTCGCAAGCACAATAAGAAAGAATATGATTTAAATCCTTCTCTACCTTCCCAAAAATTAAAGTTTTCTTTTGAACAAGAAAAGGACCTTCTTGAACGCAAGAACAAGAAGAATCAGATAACTCAAATTTACGCATATGATAGATATCTGCTTCTAATTTCCTTTTAGGAACACCGAGTTTTATTGAAAGTTCACTGGTAGAAACTCTATCGCATGCTTTAATCATTTGAGTAATACCTGGTACTTTTTGTTCATATTCTTGAAATCTTTTTACATATCTTTGCCCTTTCATTCTTTTCTCCTATTTTAATATGTACCCATTGTAATATGGGCTTTGATTGCTGCTATTTGCATCAGAGTATACTCATAATCAAACTTCTCATCATATCTTTCCAATATCTTCTGAGAAGAAAGATTTTTAAGATAGGCCTTAGCAATAAGTCTTTTATCCTTCTCTGTTACCTTAACAAGCTTTGGTCTTCTGTCAATTCTTCTATAAACAGAATCATGATATCTTCCAGTAGGTTTCATATATAAACTCCTTATTAAATTAAATTTTTTCTAATGTAACTGTAGTTTTAAATTCTCCGTCACCTCCTGTATTAGCAAAGAAACAATATTCAAATGATTCATCAAGATAATCAGTATCAGAAAGAAAATCTGACCAATACTGATCATCTGTCTCAGATGAAGAAAATAGATAGCAAACATCACCTATTACAATAGTACCTTTTGTTTTAAGAATAAAGTTATGTTTTATCTTACCTGCCCAGCAGTTAGGAATAGAAATAGAACACTTATATTCACCAGGTTCTACTTCTACTTTTTTACAAAGACTGGAAGCAGTACTACCAAATTTGCCACCACAAGATTCTATATAATCAAGATCAACCACGCTAATATTTCCTGCATCTACGCCATACGAACCTGTAATAATTTGTTTAGACATTTTAAGCCTCCTTTTTATTTATTTACTCTATTTCCTCTGCATTAGTAAATTCAAAATAATGAATTACTTTATTTGTTTTAGGATCAAATATTTCTATTTGAGTATCTGTAAAACAGATACCAATATTATTCACAGAATCAACAAAAGCTTGTCCTATAACATCAGCAGCATAGAACTTTCTATAAAGTTCATTTCTCATTCTTCTTCTCCTTGATAATATAATTGATAGTTTTTACATCGAAATTATTTATAGATACTTCTTTATAAATGTTATCTAAATTAGATTTCCATATAAGGTCTGTTTTTTCTAGAACAGTATGATCGTCTAAAATCAAGATAATCTTTTCATCAAATTCTATAGTTTGAAGAACATCTACATGTTTAGAAATCTTTGTTTTATCAGAAAAACCTAAGAACATAATTACAACTGCAAATACTACACTTAATATCATTACAGAAATAGTAACCCATCTAAATTTTGAAGACTCATAATTATTTACTAAATAAGAATGTATTCCTGTTGAACCTATACCTACTATCATTGCTGCTATTAATAACCAAAAATATATTGGCATTACAAAATCTCCTTTATTTAGTTTCTATCCTAAACTGAAATCTTTTTAATGTAACTACTTTAGTTGTAAAATAATCTTTAGAAAATTCTACCTCAAAATCAGAAAAATTAGAATAAATATGTACAATTACACCTCTATCTCCTTTGTAGAGATAAAATTCAGGTAGATCATCTACCAAAGTTATTATATCATGTTCTGATAGTGAAGTGTCTAATAACATTTTTTATTAATCTCCTTGTGATGTAGTATTATACTTAAAAAATGAGTAATAACTTTTATTTTTCTTTTTTGGAGAAAAGAGATGCTACATCTAAACTCAAATACAATCGTTTTTGCTATAGGAAATAACCAACACGTTATTAAGTTTGCAAACAATCTAGAAGATTTAGTGCAGCAAACTAAAAGATTAATAGATTCATTAACTAATCCGGAGAATTTAAAAAATTTAGATACTGATGTAGCATCTCCGTATACTGTTACATTATTTGCTAATCAGCAAAAACAAAAACTAGATCAAATAGAAAAACAATTAGAACCAACTCTTCAACAATTTAAAAAACAAATTTTAGATATCTATAATGAAGTAGAACTTTATACAAGAGATATGTATAGTTATAATAATCTAACTGGTGAAACATATTCTGTTAGTGATATTGAATTACCTAGAGAAAAATCATATATAGTATAATTATGTTCAGTTTAAATTCTAAATATGTTGTTAGTGAATATGATTCACTAAGAGTTATCAAAGCAACGGAAGATAACTTAATATCTTTAATAGAAACAGAATTAAGAAGCATCTCTGATAATCTAGAATACCTAGATGAATCTAAAACATCTAAGCAAGATGCTACTAATTTTGTTCATTTTATAAAAGATGAGATAGGTAAATTAAAAGATCCCTATGAATATGCCAAAGAAAATTTAACCTCATTGGAATTCTATTTAAAAGATCTTCTTAAAAGAACAGAAGACTTTCTAATCTACAACATGCAGTTAAAAGACAATAGTATCCACGGTTTATCCTAATACTAATATACTCTCCTCTTTAATTAATTTTTCCAAAACGCGTGATGTTATATATAAATGCTTTGGGAATACTTTACTTTCAAAATAATATTCTCCTGCGTGGAGATCTCGTTTTGATATAACAAGTACTTGTCCTCTTTCAAATGTACATCTGTGATCAAAATTCTTTACTACTATAAATTTATTGATTTTCATAGATAACTTCTATATAATCTTCTTTAAGATATCTTCTAAAATCTTTTGTAGTCAATAGAGGAGCACCTTTTTTAAATATACTAAAATTTCTTAATTCAATTCTAGGTCCATTATCAGGAAAACCAAAATCTACATAACCTTTATATCTTACAATAACATCAAAGATTTGATTAAGATAATTAACACGAGGATATTCACTCAACACAAATATTGGTTTTACTATTTTAACTTTCATTAACAATTACCATTGTACCATCTTTAATCCATTCTCTAAACTCGGAAGACATAAGATATAATGGATTTCCTATTCCACCTTCTCTTTCTATTATAAGATTCCAAATATATCCATTTTTGTGATTAGTCCCATTGTTGAAAGGCTTTATATACTTTTGTTCATCTTTTGTAAGCGGTCTAATTCTATATATAACATTCTGTGTAAGAACTACACTAGAACGGCTGTTTTCATCATCGATTTCCCTAGTTACTCGTACTAACATATTATTTTCAATTGTCCTTCTAAAAGAGCTTGTTTAAAATTCTTTCTAGACCAAAGCAAACTGCTGTTATATGGATTCATTAATTTTGCACTAAGATTTTTTGCATTTACTATATAAAATTTACTTTTTTCTATTCTAGATAATTCGATAATATAAATCTTACCTGAAGGGATATATTTTATTAACATATTACTTGCATATCTCTATTTCTTAACCACTTTCTGAAATCTTGAACACAGATACTTTGTGTCCTGTTCAGACTCTTATCTACATCTACATAATCTAAAGCAGATAAGAGTATTTGCCAATCCTCTGTAAATCTTCTATCAAAAGGAATAACTTCTACTGCGTATTTAATATTTGGATAAATACGAGCAAAGGTTCGATTATCCCCTGGGTCAATATCTCTTCTAAAGATCACTATCATTTATTAAAATTATATCTCCATTTTTGATAGCTTGTTTAAAAGCTCTAGTAGATAAATACTTCCACATATATCCACCGGATTCTGAAGATAATCGAATATCACTATCTGCATCAATGCTTACCATATAGAAGCTGTCACTATCAATAATTCTATTTCTATCACTAGAAAAAAACTTATCTGAATTAAGAGATTCATGTAGTTGATTTTTAACAAATATCTTCATTTAAAAAACCTGAATTATATTATTTTTAACAAGCAAACAGAGAGTTCCATATCTCCATTGAGTTCTGACATAATGATATTTATACTTCTTATTATAATAGATATGTTGATTATCTAGATAACTATTAAAAGTATACACTTCACCTCTTCTACAATCATTAAAAGATTGTGTAAAAATAAATCGTTTTGGAATCTTATATGTTGTAGGCATTGATTTTTAATTATTTAAAAAGGAAGTATAATTTTCATTTTTACTAGATTTCTTAAAAAAGATTTAGGCCAATAACTTTTATATTGGCCAGATCTAGTTTTATACGTATACACCAATTGTTGTTTAGTTGTATCAAATAAATCAAAAATATGTACTTCACCCCTTTTACAATCTTTATAATCAGAAATAAATATAAATCTCTTCGGTATCATATTATTTAATTTCTGTTTCAACTTCAATTGTTTTTAATATTTTAATGTATTCCCACTTTTCTAATACTGCTAATGTTATTGGATTATAGTATAAGTCTGTATTCCAACCTTGATCCTTATTTCTAGAATGAACTATGCATGAGTATCTAAATGCTCCTGGAACATGCCCTGCTTGTTGTAATTTCCAAATCTCACCTCTTTTTACGTCTAAAAGTTTATCTGCCACAACAATAAATTCGGTAACATAAGTGACTTTCATATCAAAACCCTAATATTTTTATTTTTCAGATTTTCTCTAAAACTACTAGTACTTAAATAACATCTAATATTATGACGGTCAGAAAGACGTATATCTTTATCATGATCTATATCTAACTCATACTCACCGGGTTCAATCCATTCTTTAACTAATATAGAATCGGAATTTGCACTTTGATGCAATATTTTATAAACATAAATTTTCATATTTTTAACATCTCTTTTACCTCTGATAAAACTTGTCTAGCTCTATCCATACTCTGATCGATATGAATACCGCCTACGCCTTCATGACCCCCGCCGCCATATTTTTCACAAATCTCTTTTATGTTATGTCTACGTTTCTCTTGATTCCAAGGATTTTGAGAAATCGCAACGTGCCATCCTTTGCCGAAGTAACTCATATCTCTTATATAAGCAGTATAGATAGATTCTGGTTTCCATCTGAATGGAAAGTATCTATCAAATTTATGATATTTAGGAATCTCAAAAGTAACTATATCATCTTCTAATTTAGCGACTTTAACAAATTCTCTATATCCTTCTTCAAGTTTATTTTGAATTTTTGAGTATCTCCACTCCACAGACCAAGGTAGGTATCCATCCAATAATCTATACAAAAGAGTTCTATCATTAGAAAACATCTTAATAATTTCTTGCCGATAGTTTTCATCTGCATCTTCCATCTCTGCTAATCTAAATTTAGGTCCAAATGTTTTTGGATTATAAACATCATCTATACTTGGATATAGAGCGGAATCTACCATATTTACTTCTTTTACAATTTCAAAAATTAATTGTTCATCTAAGAATTTATTTCTGTTTTTCATAAGAAAGATAGCTTCCGCACAACTTCTTGCAGAAGGATCAAAATTCCCTACAAATTCAGTTGGAACGATTTTTCCCCACCCAGACGCATGATGATCTACCCAAAAGTCTATCGAGGGATTATATAGAAAATCTAGTACTATTAAAAACTCTGATGAATATTTCTTTTCTAAATCTAATTCTTGCCAGTTGGTAAGATTATAATTAACTGACTCCATCAAGAACTTTGATTTAGTATCACCAGAATCTTTTAATAATTTAATATACAAAATACTAGACATAATTCCATCTAGGTCTTGATGATAAAAGATTCTATGATTCATTTTTTTGATCTCCTCGAAGGAATTATAGACCATCCATCTTGTAAAAATTTTTCTAATTCTTCTGGAAAAATTCTTTTCTTTTTTGAATCCTTTTTCATATAAATTCTTCCTTTTAACTTCAAGCTCATTTTTTCTTTTATTTCAAGTGTTCGTTCTACACCAAAATGGTCTTCAAAGGAAAGACCCTTATACCAAGGAACTTTTCCTTTATGAGAGGAACTCATTTTTTGTTTTAGTTCATCAGATCTACTCCAGGATCTTAATTTTTCTCGAGTTTCTGTAGAAACTTCATGACCTTGTAAGGAATTACTTATCTTTCTTTTAGTTTCTTCTGAGTGAATAAATCCTAATCTCCCATTAGATTTACCTATTTTAGCTTCTGAAATTTTCTTACTAATTTCATCCGCCTTTTCTTTTCCTACTCTCTCCTCTAATGTTTTTCCTTTTCTATTATCAGTAATCCCACCATCACCACCTAGAGCTATATTATAGCCATATTTATCTTCTCTACTGTGAAAAAATAGTATACATTCCTTTTCTGATTCGTTTAATTCTTCTTTTGAAGAACAGTATCCAAGTATTTCCCATTTGAATTTAAATGGTGAATATTTTCTAATACTATTATATAAATATTTTGTTCCTTTATCTACATTGTTTTTAGCGTCTTGAAGATGCCATCTAATATAATCTTTAAAATTTTTAGTAGTTTTTCCTATATAAACTTTTTTAGTTTCAATATTAGTAACTTTATAAATCAATCCATATTTCATAATTATATCTTTGATCTTAAATTTCTTTTTTATATTCTTTATAAATATAAATCTTCATGATAATAGATTTTAATTTTTTGCAATTATTTGCCCTCAAATTTCTTTTTTAATCTTTCATATGTAGCACGATCTTTCTCTTCTTGAGTTTTATGTCTATCTTTTTCTTTTTGAAATCTAGATTCTTCTGCTTTAATTCTTTTTTCATATTCTTTATCTGTTTCTAATCTGGAGCCTCTAATAACTATTTGTCCAAAGTCATAATCTTGATCTATATCTAAATAAAGGTTAACATGTGTTTCTTTGTACTTATCTCTATATCCATTTAAGATATTTATTGTTTTATCTAAATTATTAGTACTTAATTCATAAGTTAAATCTTCAGTTAATCTTTCTGGTATAAGTTCTCTTTTATAATTAACTTTCTTCATAACTTTTCGGCCTCTAATATCTTACATAATTGTTCAAACAGTTCGTGCCTTTCTTCTGATGATTTCAAAGTAATATCGAAATATTTATTACCAGTAGCTGAAGTAAATCTAATACATAATTCACCATATTTTTCAATATGAATTACTTTAGATAAATCTAATAATTGATTGTTAATTATTTTCCACATATTATTCTTCCTCCTCATCTACGCTGGGAACTCTTCTGATTAGATCTACATATTCACCAAAATATTTATCAAATACATTAATAAGGTTTTCATAGTCACCAACCTGCATCTCTGATTGTATTTGCTTATAATCTACCCCTAACTGTTTACCATAATTTCTAGCGTAAGCAAGAAGCACGAAAGCATTTCCTTCCGGACCATTTAAATCTATTTCTGGTTTATGATCAGATTTGGTTTTAATCATATAATCTACTCCTTAAAAAAGTATAGGTGTATCTTTGTATAGATACTGTATTATTAATTTTTCATGAATCCAATACTTTAAGTTTTCTATATTATTAGATGGACCTGCAGATAGCGTGTGATTCCTTTCAATATAACCTTCTCTTCTAAGACAAGTTCTAGTTAAAGAACAAATAACTGTATTCAGTACTAATATGTCACCCTTCTCTGCATAAAGCAGATGTTCATCTATATAATCTCTACAATCTCCTGTAGCTATATAAGCAATATACATTCTATTGCTCCCTAAATATAAGTCTGCTTTCTCTAGAACCTATGTATTCTAGAAGACCTTTTTTAAACCATTTCCTGCATTGCAAAGCAAAATTATCGCCTATGTATAGTGGAAATCTTACTTCTATCTCCGGATCTGAACCTGGATCAAATCTATAAACACTTGTTCTAAACATTTTCATTCTTTCTGTATCTATTTCTAATATATCTCCCCTTTCAAAAACCATATCAGTTTTAGATTTAGAGGTAGAACAAATACCAGTTGCAATAAAGTATACAAACATTCTAACCAACCTTTAACATTTCTTTTCCAGATTCTGTTATACCTTCTTTAATGCTATTAATAGCCCATTCTACTTCAATAGAGTCTTTAAAGTTCTGAATATACCCATGAAGTTGTTCAAGACAAAAGATACCTGTTGCTTCAGATTGGATTTCTATTCCTTCATTAGTTCTATAGATTAAATAGGCAGGATATGTAAGATTACATCTACATACAGAGCACTTCTTATTTTCTTTTACCCTTACCTTTTCTATTCGATCGAAAACATAAGGAGGTTCAAAATTAATTATAGTATCAAGCTCAGTAAGATAATACAGCATCTTATCTGGTCTATGCTTAATAATATAAAGTTTGAAGTAAATAGCAACTTGCTTGATAGCATTTACAAGCTGTGGATAGTACAGATTTCTATTTTGCATTGCATAAAATAACTTTATTACTCTATTCAATGCATGTGAAAATTGTCTTTTAGATTTAGGAACTTTCCATCTGGATGAAAGAAGAGATCCTGAATATAGTTTTAATCTTTGAATAGTAAGTTCTGTTGCATTCATTTTTCTTCTCCATATAACCAGGTATAGAATTCTTTAGTCATCATTTGTTTTTTGTTTCTTATTCTGATATCATATAAAATTCTATCATATGATTTAACATGCTTTTCTATTTCTGTATAGTAAAACTCATTCAAAATAATGCAATTGCAACCTTTGTTATACCAATCTTGGCTAATTTGCAGAAGCTGAGAACAAACCCATTGATTTCTATTTAAATAATACAAGCAAAGAATTAACATGAAAAATGATATACTCATAACAATAATAAATATCATTGATATAATACCTTCTTATCATTAATCCACTTTTGTATACATTCAATACTAAATCCGTAATAGAGATTACCTCTGGAGAAAACACCTGTACAGGACATACCATAAAATTTATACTGTAGATTACCGGAACCATATACTTGATTAAAAATACAAAGCATACCTAGCTCTACATTAGCATTTTGATAGTAATCACCTTCACCATGTTCCAGAAATATAAACTTACTTGGTACTTTCATATTGATATATTATTAAATAATTTAATTTATGATAGTTTTGTATTATATCAAAGCTAAAGTGAAAATATTTATCACGTGATGGTACATTACCATAATGCATATCTTTATGTGTACAAAAGAAATTATATCTAGCACTATCACTGTGTAGACGAACATCAGTATTTAAATGACAGACCATACCTTTTTTTAACTGTGCACCCTGCATTGCAAAGTCTTTGCAACAAATAAATTTTAAAGGTATTATCATTTTGCTTTAATTAATTCAACATCCCATTTCTCTACATCTGAAACAAGTATACGAATTACTTGATTAGACTTCTTATTTTTAATCTTCTTCTTTTTTAACTTTTGTATCTGGTTTTCTTTGTTTATTACATCCCTACGAAGATAGTCTATATGAAAAGATTTCCATCTAGTTCCAAAAGGATAGAAAGTTTTCCAAACTTCTTCTGATTCATTCTTATAAAAAATAGAACCATCATTTTTAGCATACCTAAAGGTAGCATTCTTAGATTCAAGAAGAGAAATCTCTTCTTTTAATCCTTTAATTAATTTTTCAAGATAAGCAACCTCTTTTGATTTTTGAGAAGAAATCATTTTATTTAAAAGAGAACCATTTAAAACTTTAAAGGTAATACTAGAAGGATATCAACCTCTATTTCTAATATAAACTTGACTTACCTCTAGAATAGAACCTTTAGGAATTTTTTTAAAAGAATGATCCCCATCTGATTTAGATATAGATCCATCCTTTAATAGTTCTATTTTATCTTTTGGTTTAATAAAAGTTAATTTCATATTTATTACTCCTTTTTGAGGATGAAATTTATGGCCTTACCCAAAACTTATACCACTTGCGGGCATAATCTTCACAATTATTATTTTTGTTTCTCTCTTCTGGCTTAAATACTCTATACGCCCTAATCAATGATACCGGTGTGCGTCTAAATCCGTTTTGAATAATGCATTTAGTTTCTAATACGTATCCAAATGGATGATAATAAATTGTATAATGTTTACAATTTTTACAGTATTTATATTCCATTGTTTCCATCCTTTTTGAGGGTGAGCCATTCTACTAATTCTGGACATTGCCCACAACTCGGTTCTTCTTTTTTAAAAGCGCATTTACCACATTTCTTTCCAAGTATCTCTGCCGCCTTGCATCGGGCGGTCAACAGTCCGGCCTCATGTCCTGCTTTACGTGCAAAGTCTCCAAGTTCTTTAATTGCCGCATCTCGTTCCCTTGTTAGTCTCCCCACCTCTGCCTGTAGTTCATTGCATCGGGCGGTCAGGGTGTCGAATTTCGATTTCCATTCTTTTGCAACAATTTCGTATTGCAGTGCAGAATCTTTCCAACCTTTCGCCTCTTCTTGTAGCCTGTCACGGTCGGCTTTTAATTGCTCGTATTCCAAATCTCTTGTGTCAGTATCCGGCCTATGGTCTGGAGGAAAACTTACAGTAAACGTGTTTAAATTGTATCTGTTAGAACAAGACGAACAAACACCGTTAATGTCACCGGTTCCAAGTTCAGTTATTCCGCAATACGGACATTTCATCCCTTCCCTCCTTTACCGCTTTGTTAAATCATAAATATTGCTAGATAACTTATTGCAACACCAACGCAGAGCAGAATTATGTTGAATAAAATATCAAAAAACGCTTCTATCATATCCCTTCCCCTTTTACCGCCTTGTTGTTATGCTCGCAACATTTTTGTTTCGTACGATCTGAACTCACCACGCAATTCAATATCACCGTTGTCATAAATATTCATTTCGAAAGTATCATCATCAAAAGAAATATCACCCCCATCACGGAATGTGTTTATTTCCTTTGTAAGTAATTCAAAATCTGATAAATTCATCGATCTAACAACTTGTGGTTCTTTTTTGTTTTTCATTCCCCTTCTCCTTTTACCGCCGCTTCGTAGGCGGCGATGGCGAGTTGATGTTCTTTAAGCAATAAGCATTTCTCGCAACACTCCACTCCATCTTCAACTTCAACACAGCAATAACAACCGTCCCGCAGTTCCTCCCCCGCCCTGAACCGGGCAACGGCGAGGGTGTGGAGAGGTTTATAATCTATATTATCAATATCTTCATCAGAAGAATAATCACCATCAAGTACCCACTTCAATGCATTTATTCTTGTAAGGTAATCATGTTCATCTGAAAAATCTAAATCAGATAATCTATTTATTTCTTTAATTATCTCAGATTTTGATTTCATTTCTTTCTCCTCCTATTATCCTGTTTTTGCTTTAAGGTGATTACTAATCTTGAGCTCCAGGAGAAAAATGTTATTTCTAAATAAGGTCTATATACTGTAAAAGTTACTATATTTATAATACAACAAAATATTTGAATAAAAGAATTTATCCAGCAAAAGAATCTATGTAAAACTAAAAGTGTAAAATTATTCATTATCTTCCTTTTATAATTGCTTCCAATAAAATATCAAAATAAAAATTGATGCCAAAAGAATACCTGTAATTAAACCAATCATTGGATTATTAGTTTTAATTGCAGAGATTATTGCAACAATAGTTGGAACAAATATACTTATATAGAACTTAATAATATACCAATTATTTTTTATCCAGTTCATGATTGATGTGTTTTTCCTTTGCTATCTGCAAACTGAAAACTAAGTCTTTGAGAATGAAACTTTTGTTCTCTTCCTTGCATACCTTCTGTCCAAACATGCTTGCATTGTTTACAACGATACGCTCTTCTACCATCGAAGGCTCTACCTTTATCCAACTTGTCACAAAAGCAAGAAGGGCATTTTCTTTTATTTTTCATATGTTTGTTTCCAAATAGATCTTAAATATCTGAATATAATGTGAATTATTTTTGCTATTATAACAATACATGTACCTAATAAAATATCTATTAGACCTATAAGACAAAGTAATTTAATATCAAAGGTAGAATATTGGAAAATCTCAATTAGCATTACATAGTCTTTTTCAAATAAAGACCAATGTATATATCCCACAAGTAGACTTAATAAAAATGCTATTGTTATTGAAAGTGCCGAAATAATAGATATAATAGAAATTCTCAGAAGAAAATTTCCCATACTCTTTAGAAAACTTTTTCCTAATTCTATTATAAAATCTTTTATATGCTTAAGCATAAGCTAGAACCTCAAAATAAATTTATTGTCTTCCCAATATTTTAAAAGATTTGCTGTAAAAGGAATGTTTAATATATGTCTATCTGTATCACAAACATATCTAATGTCACTTCCTGGTGAAGCAAAATTTAAAACCCATTCCCTAGTGAATACTAATCCTTTAGTAAAAGAAATAGATTGATGATATCCCCTGGTATATGGAAGAACAGAAATAGTATCTGTAACTGTCATGATAAATCTATTCGGTTCTGTTCTAGCAATCATATGCTCAGGGTAGATAGTCCATTCATACTAATCTGATTCTTTAGATGCATTTTTCACTATTACGCATTTAGCATTATCTTTTACTTCCAAACTCATTCCGAATAGATAATCCATGTGTCCTTGCGCATTCCAATGATGATCATATTTAGTATCTGGTGAATCACTACCAAATTTCTGAATAAATTCATGTTTACTTAATATTCTATACTTTATTAATTCCATTCTACGCCTACTGAATATTTATCTTTGATTTGAAGCAGTGTTTTATTTTTTATAAGTGAAAAAAAATCTTCAAGACGCATTTCTTTACTACTAGTCCCTCTAACTCCTCCTGAAACCATAATTATTCTATCAGATAAAAAAGATACTATAGGATAGAGTGATACTGTATAACCCACCCAAGTAGGATTATATTCAATATAATCTTCTAAGGAAGTTAGTTGTCTAAAAGATTCTTTATCTGGAAAAACAAAAGCTAAGATTTCTCCTTTGTTTAGCTCATTAGTAGATTTTAATACTATATATATTCTTATGTTTTTATAATATGTTATCATTTCTACTTTTGAATATCACAAGTTAATATACAATCTTTTATTATCATAAGTTTATGTTGTTCCAGTAATTTAAAAAATTGATTTACTAATACAGCAGTAGTTTTGCTTTCTACTGTCGCAGTATTTTTAGTAAGATTAGTAATCTTATATAAACCTAACACTGAATCACAATCTAAGTTAGCATTATTATCAAGAAATAATTGCATAGAATTAAGCGAATTTACGTCTTCAGAACTACTCAGTATATATAAATACAAATATCCTTTATCAAAAATAATATTGGATTCTGTTGCTATATACATTCTAACTCTATAATTCATTGTAATTCAATCCCATCTTTAGTAATTATTTCTATAACATTATGATTCTTTAACATATGAAATTGAGGATAAGAAAAGAATCTAGAATTATTATCTTCGTCAATGCAGAAGTAACCTTTCTTGATTTTTCCATCAGATTTATTTACAATATCCTTTGCCATTATTGTATAATTCATCTGTCTGTTTTTAGAAGTTGCCAGTAATCTAAATCTATCACCTACCTTCATGTTATCCTCCATTACTTTATAGTAGATATGGATCGGGATCAATGTCTTTGATTTTTAAAAGAATTCTTCGTTTAATAAGATCAAAAAGTATAAATAATGTTAAATCTATTGAAAAACACATTGATCTAGATTTTTTTAAACCAGATACACAAAAGAGAGTAATAGTATCAGTATCTCGACCATATGCTTGACTATGTTTTCTGTATAGATCAATAGAATTCAATGCTATTAAATCATCGCTTGTTCTAAAGCAAAAGATTTGACCTTTTTTAATTTCTTTAGAAAGATAGTCTTCAGTCGCTATGTAATATCTAGCTTTCATTTTACCACCAGTGTTTAATAAGTATGGTCTCTTGAAAATCAGCTCCATTATCAAGAAGCCAATCATTTACTATATTATAACCTTTTACTATACTTACCATAGTTCCATTGGAAAGACGACCTTTATGCGTGACAATACCATGAGTTACTTCATCAGATAGAATAGCACAATAATGATCTGAAGTATTCCACTCAACAAAACTATCGTTAGAAGTATTCCAATCACCTGCATAACAAAAGAATCTTTTTCTAACGTCATCTGGCATATCCTGACAATCAAAAACTTTCATTATCTTAAATATTCTTGAATGTGTAGTCATGTAACGTTCCTTTAAATTAAATAGTTAATGAAAAACCCTTTATATAAATAAAGGGTTTTTGTGCTTAAGTATTTAATTAATTACGTCTTAGAGAAAAACTATTATATCTCCACTTACTTTAAAATCAATATCCCCGAGACCAGCGCCAGATCCATCAAGAGTGTATACAACTTCAGGAGTAACGATACTTGTAGTAAGCTTTGTAGATTTATCCTTTACTATATTACTTGCTTTTGGTAGAGTACGGGGTTCTACTTATATACTTTTACACCAATCCCACTATATATGCATTCGGCGGGCGATCAGTTTTTTCTTCCTTTCGGTGTCATCTGATTCATAAGCAAGGCTGTTATAAAAGTTTGTATCTTTTAGTATATACCTTATTTTATAATCCTACACGTTATAGCGAAGTATTTATCGCTCCCCGGATGAATATATTAAGAAAAAAGCTCTCTATTTCTAAAGAGCTTTTGTTCTTAAAGATTTAAGAATTAAAGTTGAATCCATTCTGAATCTAGAATTGGATTCTCACCTTTTCCATCATATCTGTCATATTGTATTTGATTCCCTACTAGTTTAACATAACAGTAGCAAAATTTATATGATCGTTCAGTTGTTATAATAAAAGGTTCCATTCCTTTTATATCATCTTTGTCATGATTTAGTATACCGATATACTTAATTGATTCGATACTTGAATCTTTTAAAGATACAACCTTAAAAATAGTAATAGTTGAATTTTCCCAAGATTCTGCACATACTATTTTTTTCCAGTATATCTTTGTCTCATATACAGGACAAACTGTAGGATCAGGACAAACAGGACACACAGGACAATTCTTACTATCCACTGCAATAGGAAGAAGAGAGGCTTTATCTCCTGCATCGTTAATAGGATCACATCCTACTATGAACAGAGAGATAAGAATAAAACTAAAAATAAATTTCTTCATACTATCTCCTTAGGTAATTAAAACTTGAATCCGAACATGACTTTTCCACCATACATATTAAATGTACGATTAGGAAATGTTCCATAAACAGCATGAACATACAGAGCACCAACACCAAGACTAAACTTAGGTGTAAGTTCTCTAACATAAGAAATACCTAATCCTGGTGCTACTACTGAACGATGAGTTCCCTGATGATACATTAAATAGAACATCGGCTCCAGAAAAATAGTATTTAGCTTTTGCTTTGGACAAAGAACTTTTTCAGGTTCAATATCTTTAATCTTTTGAGGAATAGGCACAGGCTTCTTTTTGACCGGAACCTGTTTAGTTGAAGTAGGAGCCTTATCGACCAGCATATCTACCTTTTCCCAATCCTTGCATTTCCAGGTAGATACTTTTTCTTTTTCTGCAAATAGTACTGAAGTACTGAACAGAAAAAGGAGTGCAAAAATCACACTACTAAACTTCATATACACTCTCCTGTATTTAATATTAAGCTACGCCTTTCAAACTCTTCTTAGCGTGATCTCTTACAACTCGCAGAATGTCTTTAGATAAAACTATCGGCATTCTTTCCATTTGTTCTGAATCATATTCGATATAATAATCTACTGAATCTTTAAAAGTATTACCACCTCCATCTAATTCAACATAAAGAATCTTAACACCAAACTCTCTGTAACGTTGTAAAGCTGCTTTAGTCTGTCGCACATCATTAGGCTGACCATCTGTTACAACTACTAAAAACTTAGATCCTTTTCTAGAAAGAAGTTTCGGTAATTCTAATTGAAGAACTTTTCCTGTAGGTGTGCCTCCTTGATCATTCATAAGATCTGATAATGTATCAAAGTGAGCCGATTTATCATCATAATCCCTTGCAACAATAGTTCGATTAGTAAAGTAAACTAATCTTGCTTTAATGTTGTTCCTGACAGCACAAGCTTTATCGATAATGATTGACATATCGAGAACCTTACGCATTTGTGCATGTGACATGGATCCAGAATTATCAAATACACAAAGTACATTTAATCCTTCAGCAATTGCTTTTCTGGTATCTTGATAAATGGTTCTGTCTTTTCCACCGAACTTTGCTTTGTAAAGAAATTCTGGATCTATTTCTCCTTCATCTGTTTCTGTGTAGACCTTATGAGAAGGAGCTCTCCATCCACCACAGAACATTCTATTGAAAGCAGATACCGCATTACCATATTGGCGGAGAACTTTTGCTATCTCAGAAAGAGAAAGACTATTTTTCTTTCTATCTTCATATTGAACATCACCACCACCCGCACCACTATGCTGCATAGCTTCCTTTAAAGCTTCTTCTACTTCTTTGCCTTGCAGTGGACCTACATCTTCACTTTTGTAAGCAGATTTGTTTCCGATAGATTCAGATTCTCCTTTCTTACCCTTCTTACCTTTTCCTTCTTTACCTTCTCCACTTTCACCAGTTTGAGGAGAATCTGTGCTTTGACCTTGATCACTATCTGCCTGATCCTGATGATCATTAAGATCCTGTGCTTCTTGCGGAAAGATTTTCTTAAACATATCAAGAAATTCTTTTGTTATTTTAATCGTCCACTTCGGATTGTTGTAACCATAATGCTTATTTGCAGCAATGATAGGGGCAAAGTTTGTATCATATGCTTCTTTAACCTCAGGCTCGTTAATTATGTGGCTAAATCCAATAAGATCGAGCTGCGATTTAAGTAACAACCTTCCGAAAAGATAATAAGCCTTATCAAACTTCTTCTTTTCTTCAGGAGTATCAGGATCTAATCTTCTTGTAGTTCCTGTCTGTCCATAAACAAGCTTTCTGAAGTTTTTAAATGAAACAGGAAGAAGTCTTTTAAGAGTGGAAGATTGCATTCTTTTTCTTTCAAGCTCCCATTCTATTCTAATATCTTCGAAGCCATTCATAGCATTCAGTTTAAGCCAGTCTTTCTTGTCGCAAGCATTCTTTTGTTCGATATTGAGAACAGGATGCGGAAAAGTATATGCAACGTGGCCTGCTTCGTGTGCAGCAAACATCTTCAACTTTTCAAAGAACTCATGGCTCATGTTCTTTATGATAGGAAGATGTATGTCGCATCTGCCTTGTAGATAATTATGGTGCTGTTGCGTATCAAAATCCTGTTTAGTAGGATAGTATTGTGCACAAGGATATTTACCTACTTTAATAGCTACTCTAGAAGCAGCTTGGCGATCAATAATATCGCCAATGATTATTGTTAAATAATCTATTACCTCATCTTCAAAAGTATACGGTTTTATGTATTGTTTCATTCCAGTCTCCTATATTTATTTAATTATGGAATAATCCATTCTTCTCTTACATAAATTATAAAATCTTTTAATTTACAATAAAAATATTTATACCTTGCTCTATCACCTTTCATTTTAAATACAACGTGTTGTGTATGTGTTTTGTCTTTTGGAAAATAGACAATATTTAATACAACTCCCTTTTTAGGATAATAAGAATTATAATGTAGTTTATAATCTACTTGCATGTGAGCTGCAGTACCTATAACTTTTTCTTGATTAATTATATATCTTAATTGCATTGTATACCTAGAAAGCAGGGGAGGACAATAATTGTCCCCCCCTGTTAATACTTACGACTTACTTGAAAAACTCTTCTGCTTCGACTCCTTGTTGATCTTTAATAGTCTCATCCATCCATTCTTCATATTTGGATTGGAGGCCTTTCATCGAATCAGTTACCAGGCAAGTGTAAGTTGTATTGAAAATCTCTGCTTCGTTTTGTGAGAGATGTTTTGCAACTTCTTCTATGATATGCTTCGGGGTATCTTCTTTGAAGCACCATACCTTCAAAGTATCTTCTTTGGAAGTTTTCATGTGCTTCTTCAGAGCACCTACTTGATGTCTTTCGCTTTCAGGAAGCCTGGAAGTATATCCAATATCAAAAGCTTCTTGAAGAGAAAAACCGCTCTTGAACAGCTGGGCGATTGATTTTAATCTTCTGGTAGTCGGAACTATCGAAAAGTTCTGCTTGCGCAGTATCTTGACGGTATCCATCAGAATATCAATATCTTCATCTACCATTCCGCTATCGCGGAGTATTTGTGATTCCTGTGAAGTATAACCGAACTGAACAAACTCGAACCTGTCTATCGATGCAAGATCGAGTGCATTGGTATTGTATTCAACCGATCCTTGCATATCTGAGTTACCAGAAGCAATTACTTTAAAGTCAGGATGGCATTTCACCATCTCATTCGTCTCCTCGATAAGAAGTTGACCAGCTTCGAGTACCTCATGAAGCTTTGCAGCAAGATCTTCTGATGCTCTATCAAACTCATCGAGAATCAGAATCTTTCCTTCCTTCATTGCGCGAACAAGAGGACCTTCTATAAACTTGGTCTCTTCATTTACCAGTTCGAAGTGACCGATAAGCTTTGAAGGTTTCATATCGTTCGAAATAGAAGAAAGATAATAGTTGCCTTTACCGGAAAGATATTTGGCATACGTCGTCTTTCCGCAACCTGCAGGACCCAACATGTACAAATTTGCTCCTATCTCAAAAATCTTTTTTGCAATCCTGTGTTCTGCAGTCTCATAATAAAGATCTCCATCTTCAGTTTGAACGCTTTTCGCTGAAACGTCTTCTTTTACTTCCACTGCCTCTCCTTTCTCCTTTTTCTCTTTAAATTTAAGCATTGCATCCTTCAAAGCTTTCTGATCCGAATCAGCATCAGAAAGATCTGCAAGGACACGATCAAACTTTTTCTGCACGATTCCTCCATCTTTTTTGATGCCTATGTCATCATGCAGCGCCCATACGAACTTACCTTCGTCTATGAGCATGTTTAGTTGTTCTGCTCTCTTCTTGTAATTGATCATCTCTCATTCCTCCGAATTTTTTGTATTTAATTAATTTTCCTGTTTTAATATATTGTACTAATTCTTGTTCACAGACAAGCAAATTTAGAACTTTAGCTTCTCTATCTAATGGTTTTACTATATCAGAAAAATAAAATTGATATCCATGGTCTTCTTCATAATCATTACATTCTATTTTAATACAATGCCCCTGAAGTCTACCAACACCTGCAACTTCTGTAGTTTCTACAAAGATATAAAAACCATTTAGTTTATGATACATTACTTCCCTCTAGCTTTCGAAAGAACAAACTTAAGAATTCTTTCTACTTTATAATCCTTTAATAAGTGTTTAATTCTATCTTCGAATATCAACTGATCTTCTTTCTCTAGAATAGTTTTACGCATGCGCTCTTTTGCAGCTAAAGCTTTTTTGTATTCTTCCATTTTTTCTTCTTCTTGTTCTTGAAGAACTTCAATAGAAGAACCCCTAGTTCTAAAGTATGCCTCAGCACAACAATCTAAACAAATGTTTACATATTGCATACCATTAGTACCAAGATAAGCAGTGCCTTTTGGAATTTTATGCCCGCAAGAATGACAGGCACGGGTACCTAAAGGTTTTCTTATTCTTGCACTGTGTTTACCGAAATCTTTATTATACATTATATCCTCCTAAATGATTTCTAGAATCTTATCTTTGATAACTTCTTTGGAGAATATAACACCTTTCTCTTTTTCAAGGGAAATCTTCCCTATAATAGCTTCTGCATCCCCAAGCTTAATAGAAGCTGCTTTATTAAAAGCAGCTTGTCCGAAGATTTTGAGAAATCTATCTTTGTCTATTTCTCTTCTTCCAGCCTCGGTGGAAGACTGTAGGGTATAAGGACCATCTTTAAGAATCCCCTTGTCTTTTGCTTCTTTGACAAGAACAGAAAAAGCTTTCTTAGAAGCTTCATACTGCCTTTCCTTTTCTCGAAGTTCCACTCTTTCTTTCTCTATTCTTTCTTGCAGCTTATATGCTTGTTTGAGAATAGAATCTTTTTGAAAAATCATTTCGACCTCCTAGTTAGTTACCCACATTCCATCTGGGTAGATGATAATTGTTTCTACTTTTTGTTTCTTTGCATAGCGAATAGTAGCCCATGTACCAGATCTTAACTGCTCATCGTTTCCCTTTGGACAAGCAATTAAAATTCTGCAGTTATCTACTATATCGTGATTACGTTCTAGATAAGGTTTTTTATCAAGAAGTTTTTCATATCCAGTTTTCAAAGCTCTCTTAGAAGAGTTAATAGGTGGATGGATAGTAATAGCAATACCTAATTCTTTTGCTATGTCATGCGCTTGTGAATCTGCTCCTATACAATCTCCATGATGGAATTCAGTGGCTTTGAAAGATATAAGAAACTTTTTTACAGTTTCTTTTTGCTTATCTGTCATACCTATTTGAGTTCCTGTAAAACCTATCTCCATTTCTTAACTCCATAAAAATATTATATAATTTAAATATAATAAATTTTTCGAATAATAAAAACTAGACATTTAAAAATCTATTCTTGTGTTATCGTCTCGTTAGAAGTAAATTTACTTTCCTTCTTATAAGATTCCCACCCCTTAAGTAAAAGAAATCCAACAAAATTATTAGGACTTCTACCTAAATGAAAAGCTTCTAGTTGAATTTCTCTTGCTTCAATTTCTGGAATAGACCCTGTTAATTGGATGCTTTTAAGTTCTTTTTTCGGTCTACCACTCTTACTTTTTTGGCCGCTCATTATATCACTCCTGATCTAACTTAAATTCCACTGTTCCTTTTTCTACTAATGGTACTATCGAAATAGTATGAAGTATATTAAGAACTCCTATAGCTCGTTCTTCATCTTTAGTTAAAGATCCTTGTGAAGTGGACTTTAAAGAAAGATGAATAAGAGAACGACCAGAAGAAACTGCTATATCCTCTGGCTTTGCCATTGCCAATAAGTTACCTATATTCATTTCCAATCCTCCAATTTTTTGTATGTTGAATGTTTATAAGTTATTTCTTTAATAATATTCCAATCTTCTTTTGAACAGGACATAGATACAACTAGAATCTTGTTTTGTTTACTAAGTTCTTTTAGATGATTTTTCGAATAAGAACTAGGCTGCTGGTCTCGTTCAGACCACAATACTAGTCTATTACTAGTGTCATAAATATTTAAAAGATAAAATATACTTCCTTTTTCTACACTCGAATCTACTATAAATTTAGTATGATCAAGATACATTAAGTTATCTGCAGGAAAAGTATAATAAGGATGTAATGTGGTGTTTACCATTTGATTATCATCAACTTGACCACTATCTGTTATAACTCTTCCTATTTTATTGATAAAGTAATCCACAGCTTCTTGAGTATACCAGCGATACTTTTGCATAGTATCCCGTAGATTTTCTTTAACAAGAAAAAAATCACCTTTTTTAAATAAAACCATATCTTTTTTTCCAGATTATGTCTACCTTCTAGATTTTCTATAAAGTACTTTGCTGCTTTTTGTGACGTAGAAACTGGAATGTTTTGGGATAAACAAAAACCGTATACTTTATAATATTCTTCTTTTTGTGCATTCATTGTATTATTCTTTCTTCTTTTTCTTCTCGTTCTCTTTTCAATTCTTCTTGTGTGGCATGAACTATTGCTTCACATTCCTTCATCTTTTCTAAAGAGAACTTAACAAGAGCAGATAAAGCTTTTTCTTTGATAAGATCTATCTTCAAAAGACGAAGAGTTGATAATAATACTGCTGACTGCAGGAGTGTGCTTATCCATATAACTGATAGTATAACATTCTTTGTTGGACTTTCCGGAACATAAAAAAGAAAAAGAATTCCTGTTACAGCAGAAGCACACCAGATAATAAAAGAAAGAAATTTGTTTGTTGAATTTTGCTTTGCAAGTTGCTGTGCTTGTTTTATAAATTGTTCTTGCTCTTTCATAACTTTTTGTTCTTCAGTATTCATAATGTATCTCCTATTTAAAATCTTAATATGTGTTTATTGTCTAGTAATTCCTTTATTCCTCTGTTTGAAATAACAAGTTTGTGCATAGATGTTCTGGATGTATAAGTAGCTTTAGGTTCCTCTTCCTCTAAAGTATTTAATTTATCCAAATCTATTGGTCTTATATGAAAAACTTCTCCTTTCTTATAAGGAGTAAATTTTATTATTATAAAGCGATTTGGAAAAAGAAGTTCTACATGATTTGATGGTATATAATAATTCTTATCTTTTCTAAGAAAAATATTTTTTCCTTCATTTGTAATTAAAGTACCGATCTTTGCATCACCTGAATATTCTATAATATATCCTGTTTTATAAGTAGAAAGTAAAGCAGACCATCCATGCCTTTTACAACAATCTACCCAAGAAGGAAGTATCCTTAATATATCACCCTGTTTATATAGCATAACACTTATCCTCGATTAGGCCATAACATCTATGTATTTTCCTTTTTCTGTTCTGGAATCTACAAACTTTTTAACTTTACACATATTGCAAGTGCAGTGCTTTTTATGCTTTCGATCTGGTTGATGAAGCACTTTTTCAATTCTTTTAATTGCTGTAACTTTCATTATCACTCTCCTCTTGTAATATTATCATACTCTTTTCTTTTAACCAATTCTTAAAGTCATCTTTAGTTATTAACCAAGGATGCTTAGGATCTGCTTCCAGATTATTTATGTTAAATAAAGCAATATGTGAGTAATGTGTTTCATGATGAATAGTAACTTTGTAGATACCATTTTCTTTTGGTCTAGAATTTGTTATTCCTCGGCAATCTTTTAGAAATTTAACTATCATATTCTTGTTTGTGTTTGTGCTTTCTTGTGTATCTTTTTTTATCTATGATTACTTTTTCTGGTTTGATTTGTAATCTACCAATTATTCTCTTAATCTCTTTTTGTAAAATATCGTTTTTTATTCTAGAACTTTTCATTGCTTTTTCTTTTATTTTCATTTTGAACGAATTTAGTTATCTGTTATTATTTCTAATATTCCTTCTCTTAATAACTTTTTAAAATCTGCTACACTAATTCCTTGATCTATGTTTGGTGAGTGTTTTTTACCGTCATCAGAATAGCAATTGCATTCACTACCTTTAAATCTAATTACTTTTGATCTAGAAGATTCTATGAATATTTCATAATCCCCTGTAAAATTATAAATCCTTCCACCGATATGTGGCTGTAAAAATTCTTTTACTCTTACGCGCATATTTCTATAATTCCTTCTCTTAATAACCTTTTAAAAGTTCTTGGTGGTATTCCCTGATCCACTGACCTGTTTGTAATATCAGAACTTCCTTTAAATCTAATAAAAACTTTTTCCATATCTTGAACACAAGGATCAATATATACTTCAAAAGTACCAGTAAAAGAAGCTATAGGAACATCGCTATAATTTGCTATATTTTTTTTAACTCTTACTTTCATTTCGTTACTATTCTAAGTATTCCTTGTCTTAATAATCTTTTAAACTCGCTTGGTGGTATTCCTTGATCACGACCCTCTGTACTATTTTTAAATCTAATATAAACTCCTTCTCTATTTATCACATTATGATCGAGGTATATTTCGAATGTTCCAGTAAAAGAAGCAATATAAAATGATACAAGATCAGTAAGCTCTTGTGTTACTTGAACTAACATTATACTTTCTTTTCCTATTATTATCTTGTTTTTCTTTCTTCAAAAAGTAATTGCTTAATAATATCTGTCACTGAAAATTCTTGTCTTAATATTTCTATTTTTTCCTTAAGAGCTTCTTGTTCAGAAACTTCTTCAAAGAAACCTTTTTTAAGAGAAGAGTCCCAGCACCACGATCTATCCGATATATCAATACCAGTTAAAAAATAGCCACCTCCCGAAGAACCAAGACCAATATATTTATAAGCTTTTCTACTTAAGACAAAATCCATACGTCCTCCACTGTTCCAACCAGCTTGGCGGACATTGGGACCAATATATCTATACCACTTTCCTACTTCAAAAGATGATACCTTCATGTTTAAATGACCTGTAACTTATAATAAAATCTTTTGTAGCGTTTTAGATATCTATATCTGACTTTCTTTAAGCTGGGATAAAAGTAGCCAGAAGGACCACAATTATATGCAACAAAGTGACAAAATTCTCCTTGAACACCTTTCTGTTTAAGCTGACTTTTAAAGTCTTTAAGAACAACAGCTCCAGACATTACGTTTACTGAAATGTCAAATACATCATTCGAATAAGCTATATTATACTTATTAAGAATCTTCTTTGCAAGATTATATCTTCTTTTAAGATAAGGACTATTTTGCTGAACAAGACCATAATCATAGCTACCATTTCTGTTAGGTCCACTAACAGCATATATATCCATATCTGATTCTGTAAGAATAGTAGACAGCATTTTTTTATGATTAATACCAAAATGATTTTCAATTGTTATCAGAACAGTTGTTAGCTTGTTAATATTATTCGATGTCCATTGCTGACGAATATCTTTCTCTTGAAAAGAGATTGCTTTCTTTACATTAGATTTAACATATTGTTTATAACATTGATCCTTTGTTGAATAAGCAGAGGTAGAACAAAGGATAACAAGTAATATAGGAATAAATAGTATTCTTTTCATTTCTATCTCCTTATTTATTTTTAAGAGAATTGATCGTAAAAGAAAAAACAAAAGCAACTAATAATATAAAAACTATTTCTAATATTGTTGCTAACATTCTTCTTCTCCTATAGAGCAAATTCTAATTAAACCAGATTGATGCATTTGTATGATATCATTGGTGGTAAACCAATAAACACGATCTACTGGAACAAAAGATCCTTTTTTAAAAAATTTAATTAAATCAGATGCTTTAAAATAACGAAAAGGACTGTCACTATCGTCATAGCCACCCTGAAAAATAAAAACTTCTCCTTTATACGAAATAGTTTGTTTTATAGAATAATTACTTATTCTTTTTATTCTATCTTTAGTTACAATAAATTTTTTAATTACTTTCATAGTTTTTAATTAAAGAGGTTTATAACCTACTTTCCACCCAACCTCAAAGTCTGTTCTATAATAGTAGGGAATTGGTAATGCATGGCACTAATCTATAAACTCTGTATATTGAACATTGGTCACCTAGTTTGATCTTGGCACACATCCTTCTTAAAGACAGGAGCAGATTTAGATCTATCTAGAGTTCAATGTGTAGAGTACTGCTTTTAATTTTCTTGATTTAAAACAATTTGTTCTTCTTCATATGAAGATATACCAATCTTACCGGGCAAGGGGTCTATAGTCAGCATATCTTCTGATATGCCCCATCTCCACGGATGCCCATCTATATATGAATCTAGTATTTCAGACCCATCATGTGGCTGGCCAAATAAGTAGTCCATTCCACCGTTATGATTCCAGTGAATAGCAAGTTTATTTTTCCAATCTGGACCGTATTGTTTTTCAAATTCTTCTCTTGTTTTAAATCTTAAAGATTTCTTAGTATGTTCCATATAAATTATCCTAATAAACAGTATATAGAGTTTTTACATAATCTACATACTCACCAAAAGACCAGATTGCAGATATAGATATCCAGTTAGTATCAGACACTCTATATTTGTAAGACTTATAGACTTGATCCAAAGTCACAATAGGTCTAACTGCTAGTTTTCCTGTCATATCGTATACTATTGCCTTCATAAGCTCCTCCTTAATATACGCAACCAAAACCTGAAGCAGATTGCTGTGGTTTATGATTGCCTTGCATTGCTTTAAGCATTTCTTTTTCATGAACTTCAAAAGCTTTCTTTGCTTCTTCTACTGTAAGCTCTCCAGATTTAACTTTTTCAAGAATTAAAGTAAGAAGTTTTTCATCCATATTTTTCCTTTCCTGAAGAGATATTTGCCAACCTTTGTATATATTTCCGTCATAATATAAAACATCTTTTTGAACTTGTTCAGGTGCAATAGGAAGAGGTCTTAATGGATTCTGTAATCCACACATTTGTCTAAAACTACAAAATACGCCGTCTAGATACCCTGTATTAACACATCCTTGCGTAAAAGGATCTTCATTCAACCCATAGACACCTTTACCAAAAATAGTTTCTAGACCAACAAAATTATTCGTATCATTTTTTAATTCTGCAAATCTAACTTCAAATACATTCATTTCTTTGGCAAATCTGATATAATGCTGAATAGAAATAACCGTATCTATTTCACCGTATATTATATTACAATTAAGTCTTACACTTGTATTTTGTAACTGGAGTTGTTGTATAGAACTTTGAAGTACTTTATAATCAAGAAGAAGACCAGTTATTATACTATTTATATATGGTGAATAATGATGAACAGAAATGTTTATTCCCTTGAGTCCTTGTAAATTTTCTTTGCAATACTTTCTGGTAAGCAGACTTCCATTAGTAGTTAAATACACATTTAAATTATGAGAAGTTAAAATATCAATAATTTTATGTAAATGTTTATGTAGTGTTGGTTCTCCACCAAGTAAAATAACATTCTTCTTTCCTGAATCAATAGCAGCTTTACAAATAGTATTTATACTTACTTCTTTTGTGGGCATAAAAGAATTCTTATTTATACACCAAGAGCACCTTCCATTACAATCAGAAAGAAGATTTACTTCTAACCAATCCTGATAGCAACTTCCGCTACAAAAGTTATTTGTATGAGCTTTCATTTAATTACCTCAAAATTATTTTACTTAAAAATATACTACTTAATATTATATTTATAATTGAATAAAGTAAATTATAAAATGTTGAAAACATATAAATACAGACTCTATCCTACATCCAATCAAATTGTTTTATTCGAAAAACATTTTGGTTGTGCTCGATTTGTCTATAATTGGGGATTACAAACAAAAATCGATGCTTATCAAAAAGAAAGTAAATCATTATCATTTTACTCTCTTATACCATTACTTGCAAAACTTAAAAGTGAACCTGGTAAAGAATGGTTATATGAAGTTAATAGCCAATCTCTACAAAATTCTCTTTTTAATCTGGATAAAGCATTTACTAAATTCTTTCGAGATAAAAAAGGATTTCCTAAATTCAAATCTAAAAAGAATAATAGACAATCTTTCCAAATACCCCAAAATACTAAAATTGATTTCGAATCAAATAGAATCTCAGTACCGAAAATAAAAAGTATTAAAGCTAAAATATCAAGAAAATTTGAAGGTAAAATAAAAACGTCTACTATTTCTAAAACTCCTACAGGTAAATTCTTTATTTCAATACTTGTTGAAACTCCTGATGATATACAATCTAAACCAAGTATAAAAGAAAATAAAACAATAGGAATAGATTTAGGACTTACACATTTTGCTATATTATCAAATGGAATTAAAATTGATTCACCAAAGTTTTTAAAGAAATCCTCTCATCGCTTAAAATTATTACAAAGGAGATTATCAAGAAAAGTAAAAGGATCTAACAATAGAAATAAATCTAGATTAAAAGTAGCTTTATTGCATGAAAAGATAGAAAACCAAAGATTAGATTTTCTACATAAATTAACATATTTTTTAACCCATGATAACCAAGTGGATACAATATGTTTAGAAAATCTTAATATTTCTGGAATGTTAAAAAACCATAAACTAGCATGTTCTATTTCAGATGCTTCTTGGAGTAAATTTATTGAGCTTTTGAAATACAAATGTGACTGGTATGGTAAAAATTTATTATTTATAGGTAGATTTGAACCTTCTTCAAAAATGTGTTCATGCGGAGCAATTAATCAGCTTCTTACACTAGCAGATAGAAGTTGGATTTGTCCTTCATGTAAAACGTTAATTGAAGATAGAGACATACATGCTGCCTTAAATATTAAAAAATTTGCACTTCAAAAACAAAATATAGTAGGGTGGGAATCACCCGAATTTACGCTTGCCAAATATGATTCTTTTATTGAATCAGGGCAAGAATCTTTTGCCTTTAGACAAAAGTAGTTCAATAACTCCTATCTTCTGGTTTAACATAAGCCATTTGTAATCTATTAAATATCTCTTGCTCACTTGCGGATAAAAGCTTTATTCCCTCATGATTATATAAACCATTTTGATTCAGCTTCAGTGCGAACGATTTTGCTCTTCCTCTCATCATGATATTAAAATTTTGTGAGCCTGTAAGATATAGGAGACCTGCACCCCATCCGTCAGGCTCTACTCCTCTAAAATTAATTGGAATGTTATTATGGATAATATCCATATTAACATTTCCTTTATTTACTATCTTGCAATCAAAAGCATTCGCAATTGATTCCCAATAATACATCTTATCTATTTCGAATAATATATCAATGTCACCTATATCCTTTCTTCCTCTTCTGTATGAGCCACAAATTTCAAACTTGATATTTAATTCTTTTGCTTTATCAAGTAAGTCTTGTATACGAAAAATTACTTCATCACGATCATATCGAATAGAATCTGATTTACCTGTTCTAGCAATGCTAGAATGCAGTTTTACTTTCTCACCTTTAACTGTTTTAAATTCTTTATATTCTTTTATAATAGTACTAATAGATTCACCTACACCTCTAATAATTCTAAAATCAGAAAGAGAAGAGATATCAACTGGATAAGCAGCAATGGTTGAAGCTGCAGAATAGTAAGCTTGCTTTTTATATTTATGTTCTTCTTTTTGAGCAAGTAGTTTTAATATTTCACTTATCTCTTTATTGAACACTTCATTCTCCTAGAAAGGAATAATCACTTTTTCTTTTATTAATTTCTTAAGTAAATTGATACCTTCTGACGTATGATATTGTATAAATGCACTATGATCTTTTGTGTCATAACAAATTGTATTAATAGAGTTTTTTCTATCTATCTTAAATACTTGACCCTTCTTCTGGGTTAGATACGCTAAAGGAATGTAGCATGATCTAGCTTTTGGAAATTCATAATCCTTAGTTAAAATAAATCTTTTCGGAAACTTCATATCTTATTACCATCTTTATCACAGAAGAAAAGTAAATTCTCTTTAAGCATCTTTCTAAAATCAGAAGAATAAATAAATTGACTACAGTGTGCATTGCAAGATAAAAATATTAACTCTGACTGCGGAGTAGAAGAATCTGCTGTATTTGGGACAACAAGATAAATATATTGTGGATTTAATGAAAAGTAACTTCAGCTTTAGGTCTTCTCCAGTTAATATGGTTACGAGGTTTAATATACATTAAAGTTTATCTCCTTTTTTGGAGCAAAAATAAATAAGATTCTCTTTAATTAATCTTCTAAAATCTTTAACTGAAATACTCTGGCCATATCCTAGTGTTAAGCTCTGTAATCGAACTCTGTCATTCCAATGACAAGATACTTCATAAGCATCTACATATAAAGTAAATCCTATTTCATAATCTCCTGTTTTGGTTGCTATCATATGATAAGGTTTAATATACATTATATTAAATCACCATTTTCGTCACAAATACCAAGTATATTCTTTTTGATTAGTTCTCTAAAATCAGATACGGTAACATATTGTTTCTTAGATCTATCTAAACTTATTAGAATCAAGCAAGGTGCATCATGATAATCAGAAGTATTAATAACTTCATAAATAATATTACCATGTAAAGTAAAAGATAAATTTCCACCAAAAGAAATTTTTTGATTATCAGTTAATTTAACAACCATATATTATCCTAAATATCTAATGTGCCCAGAGCGGGAATTGAACCCGCATGACTTCAACAGTCGAGGGATTTTAAGTCCCTTGTGTCTACCAGATTCCACCATCTGGGCTAATTTACTACTCTATAACTACTGAAATAATCTTTTGTTTTAAAAAATCTCTAAACTCATTTCTAGTTATTACTATGCATGAACCTCCTACTTGTGATAAGCAAACATTTAAATTATTTAACTCCCCGTAAACATCTACATTAAGAATATTTCCTTGATAAGTTTTTGTATCTTGAAATATTAAAGGAAGTTCCCTACTTGGTTTATTAACTTTAACTTTCATCTTTAACTATTTCTATTATTTTATTTCTTAATAATTCTTTAAATGCTTCTCTTGATATAATGTATCCATGATTATCAGTACCACAAATTGTTAGATATGTATCTGGAAACAATCTGTTTGGTGAATAGTTTAAATGATTTTTCCAGAGATCAATTTTGCAGGTATCATTAATAGAAAAGTATTCTGTATTACTATCTGTGTTATTTAATATTCTAACTTTCATTTATGTTGGATCTCACTACTCTAAAAATACCAGATCTTAGACAAAATCTAAAAGATATTTTATCTAATATAATACCCTTACCGCCTATCTTATGTAATAGTACATTATGTATATGTGTTTCTCCATATCCTTTCCAAGGAGAAACTTCCAATACATCTCCTGGTCTAAAGTTTTTATATCTCCATGCAAAAGGAAGATCCTCTTCTTCTATTAAGAGTTGAACTTGCATTTCATTGCCCAAATTCTTTTTTACTATCAAGAATTTCTATATACTCTCCAAGTAATAATTTTCTATAATTATGTTTTGAAATAAAGTAACCATGTTCGTTAATTGGGCATATAATTAATCTATTAGATGTATCATGTGAACTTGTATTCTTGGGGTGATCTTTCCAATATCTAATTTCTAGAATATCTCCAGGTACCCAATTTTTTGTATCAGAAATAAATGGAATTGGTTTAAGTAATTTAATCTTCATATATTAGTTCTATATAATTATTTCTAAGTAAATCTTTGAACTGTTCTCTGGTTAGAAAGTTTCCACTTTGATTTAAATCTTGTCGACAAATTGTAAGAATGTCTTTTTGACGAGAGCTTCTTTCTGACCACATTGGGTGATCTTTCCAAAGGAGTAACACAGTTATCTCATTTACTTGAAACATTTTAAGCTTGTCATGTGAGTTATTTATAATTCTGCATTTCATTGTATATCTTCTTCTATTATTTTAATTTTATGTTCTCTTAAAAGTTTCTTAAATATTTTTCTATCTATAAACCAACCTGTGTTTTGCATATCTTTACACAAGATCAAAGTATCCGATTCTCTGGGACCTCCGATACGATAATGGGAATGATGTTTATATAAACAAATTTCAGCAGTAGTACCTTCTTTCCATATCTTACTCCATATCTCAAAACTTTTAAGTATAAAAATTTTCATAAGTTATATCTCTTTTTTAAAAGGAAGAATAGCGTTATCCTTAATATGAAAATTTAGACTTTCTTTGGATGTATAAATAAATCTCTTTCTATTTACTACTGATCGTAATATAAAGTTTGTATAAGACTTAGTGTATGATACTGTTACAACCTCTCCTCTTTTGAATTGAGTTGTATAAGACCGAATAGAATTGTCTTTCACGATTATAACGTAAACTTTCAAATGTCAAATCCTTGCCTTTGTACCTCTTCTTCGATTACACGAAAGGGTGGTTTAATATCTGTTGTTATTATGTTGTCTAAGAATTGATCAGAATAAGATGCTAACTTATAATGATCTTCGAATAATTTTTTTTTCAAATCTGTTCTGTTGCATATATGAAATAGTAATCTTAACTCTTCTATTGATTCACAATAGAAAGATACAATAACTGATTGAAATTCTTGTTCTTCTTCCTTCTCTTTTCTTGTAAGAAAAAATTTCATAGTTAATTATCCTGATTTAATATAATTTGTTTTTCAACTTCAGATATACCTATTAATTCTACCTGGCTTTCTAGAATACCGTAACGATAAGATTTACCATCCCAATTGTCTGGCTGAAATCTTATATAAGAATCAGACGCATATTCGCAAACAATACCAGTAACACCCTTTTTTATCCATTCATTTTTTAAAGTTCTAACTCTATCACCTATTTTAAACTTATGCATAGTTAGTTGTTCTGATTTAGGATAATTTGCTTCTCATCGTTATAAGATATACAATTTATAGGAATAGTTTCTACTGGATTACCTTCAATCAAATCTAAACTGTTAGGTGAAAAGTTAGCAGTATATCTTTGCTGAAATATATAAGCTTCTCTTTCAAAAACAACAACAATAAGAAACTTATCCCTACATCCTCTATAATAACTTTGAATGTCAAGAATTGTACCTACCTTACCACGAAGATTATGTTGAGTAGATCTTCTATTAACTCTAACCTTATCACCCACATTAAATTTCATATTAGATATCCTGATTAAGAGTTATTTTCTTTTCTTCAATCAAAATTGAATTGAAGTTTAATTGATCAATTGATTGTAAATCTTTTTCTGAGCATTGTTTTCTACAGGAAGGGTCTGTTTCCTTCACACAAATAAACCATTTCTGTTTACACCCGTGCCATATTTGATAGTCAATATTCAATATCTCTTTAGGAGTTTCTTCTTTAAACACTCAAACACTATCTTTTTTCATTTCAAACATCCTGATTAAGAATTATTTGTGATTCATCAAGAACATAACTCAAACATATTAACCCAACATGCCTAATAGGAATGACAAAAGAATTTTCTTTTAGAGTAATAGCTGGTATATTTCCATATAATCGAATAACTGCTTTAATAGTAAATATTTTATCTATTAAACCATACATCTTTCCATCCCAGCTATATCTTACAATATCATCTTCTAGTGAAGAACAAACCCTTACTTTATCGCCAATCTTAAGATCCATTATATTTAATCCCTCTTTTGTGATTTAATTGATGTATTTATAAAAGATCTGCTACAGACATGCAGCAGATCTTGAGATAAATAAACCTAAATTAAACTCTGTTAATACTTCCGTTACTTCATCTCTTCGCCGAACATGAAGACGTATTCTTTCTTGATCTTTGCCTGCATTTCGGTCAAGCGCTCGATCATGCGCTGAGCTTCGATAACATTGTTCACATTGTAGTCTTTGAAGTTCAGTCTTTCTTTTTCAATGATAGCTTCCTGATCGATTTTTTTGTTTTCTGCATCATCGTAAGCAGCGGACATCTTGCGTTGAATGGCTTTGCGAATTTGCGGCTTCTTCGCCGCTTCCAGCACTTCTTTCGCAGCACCGAAAAATTTGTCGAAAAAACATCCTTCTCCTTCTGCTACTTCAGTGATTTCTTTTTCGTCTTTTGCCATATTAATGGCCTCCTTTATATTTAGTTTTGATTTAATATTATTTGTTCTTCTTCTAAAAAGAACGTTGTTTGTAGAGTTCTGATTCTCTCAAGCTCCTTAATAGCATATTCTTTTATCTGATCTGTTGAGAGTAAGTTGCGTGTAACAAAATTAAAACAAGGATGCTTATCAAGGAGATGTTCGCAATGAGTATCGCAATTAATCCCCCAACAACTTCCGTTTTGGGAAATAAGTTCTTCTAAAAGATTTTCTTTGCTTATAATCTTCATATTTAACTCTCTATCTTGATTGATGAAGCAACTCTTTCGAAGTATTCAAGAATTTTTCTCCCTTCTTCATCCTGAAGCAATGCTTTCTTCAACAGAGCTGCACGAAGCTTTCTTGCTTGCTTAGGTAATTCCTTTATTTCTTTTTCAAGAGAAGAGATCTTTCCATATAATGATGTTTTTTTCTTGTACACTTCATCATTATATTTTTCAATTTTAACTTGAAGTGGTTTGGAATAAGATATCCAAATACGTATTTCAGGGACATAGTCACCTGAAATATTTTTACCATCTTTTAGCATTGATCGAACTTTTATTCCCTGATGATATCCAGTATCAATTCGAAATTCAACATTTTCTTGTTTAGCACCGAGGATTTCAAAACATTTGATATGCTTTTCTTTCATTTCATTTATTTCTTTCTTTAGAAGATCTTGGATAAAAGCATCTACAGAGGCTTTTTCTACTTCTTCCAATTCTACGTTTGCTTCTTTTAACTGCTTCTCTAAAATCTCTTCCTTCTCAAGAATCATTAAGTCAATAAGTTCTTTTTTATCGACAGTAACTGTATTATCTATGATGAGTGAAGGAGCACCTTTTTGTATAACTTCGAGATCTTTCGAAACGTTTTTCTTTGTCATTTTATTTCTCCTATTTGTAAATTATAAATTACGTGTATTTCTCTATAAAAATTCTTTTATATTATTCTTGAATTTCAGTAGGAACGAATTTCTCCTATATCTCCTGATTTAAAATAATCTGTTGTTCATCTGCTATCGAACATATTGCTGCAGGCAAAGGTTTTGTTGTAACCATACAACTCGAAATTGCCCAAAGCTTTCCATTTTTTGGATTTGTAACATGTCCTGTTCCATCGTAAGGTTGACCAAATAGATAATCCATTCCGCCACCCACCTTAGGATCTGAGACCCAATGTAAATGTACTTTAGTTCTCCAGTCCTCACCGAATTCTTTTTCAAATTCCTCTTTAGTTTTAAATCTTAAATTCATATAAGTACCTCAGCTAATAATAATGGTTTATTTCCTACAACTCCACCCAACCATAAAGTCCTTTCACTAGAGCGGGGCATTCGTCTCAATAACAGTTTTGGGCAAAGCAGGAATCGAACCTGCGATGATAGAATTTGACGGTTCTGTTGCAATCCAGTATCTATCTCACGCTTAGCGTTTACCACTTCGCCATTTGCCCATAACGCCGGCTTCTCACCGGCAAGGGCGTTGATACTAATGAATAAGATTAGTATCACTCCTCGAGCCACAATGCCTTTTGTGGGGAGTTTATATAAGGAGCAAAGCTCCTGTGCTACTTTACGTTCCTGTGAGGAAGACATCGCACGCTTCCAAGCCGCCAGGATAATTTACAAAACGCATCATCCTTCCACCCCTTGCGCCTTCCAGTTGGACCTACGGCACTATTATTTTGCGGGGATTGAGTTAGGGGACTCTCTACTTTAGGTTGTCTCTCCTAAAGCCTCATGCTATTGTTCAGGCAAATAGCAAGGATTTATCGACAACTAAGTGGTACTCCCGTTAGTCCGTCAGTCAGTCAATTAAGGGCTTTCAATGGGTGTGACAACCCCTTGCAAAGTTATCCCTAACTACTACCACCGATGTCCGGTTTTGAACTCGCCCAAAGTTCCTTTCCAATTTACTTCCATCAAGGAATATAAATAAGAAGGCATGGTAACATAGCTGTCGTCCCCTTGCCTCAAATGCAAGGGGAATGGTGTAAAAGAACAGATATATTTATATTTAAGTTAAATATAAATATATATTTATAATATAATAAAAATATCGAAAATAAAAAACTAGCACTAAAAAATTATCGTCTTATTATTCTTATATAACCTTCTCTAAGAAATTGTCTAAAAGTAGTAGTATATACAGATTGATTTGCCCTATCGTTAGATATTTCTATCCAGATATTATCATGTAAATGATCATCTACGTGTCTAACTCTAACTTCATATTCTCCTTCATTTAAATCGCAGTTACAATCGTTTTCTTTTCCTTTTATTTCTTTTATAACTTGTATAATCATAATTAGTTCTTCATTATTTTGTTAAAATTATCTGCCGTGATCCAGCAATCTTTACCATGTTGTTCTTTAGCTAGTAAAAAGATATAAGTTGCATGAGCTAGAGTACTTTTATCTACTTCTTTCTCAAGAAACTTTCTTTGATTTCTTAAGCCGCATTTAGCTAGTTTACTATCTGAATATTTCATAGCACAGAGTTCTGATCTACATGAAGAACCGGGTTCACCACAAAATAAGTCCCTACCTTCTGAAACCCAGTTTAATGCAATTCTAATTTTATTGTAAAGATTTGTATCCATAGTTAAATATCACTATTAATAATCTTAGATTTAAATTCTTTTGCTGTAATCCATAGTTCATGGTCTGTTGAAAAGAATTCTTTCTTTATCCCATATAACTTAAGAAATCTTATTGTTAGTTCTCGTAATTCTTTTTTATTTGATAACTGATTCAAATAGTGTTCTGCACTTGCTTTACGTAATAGACAAGAAGCTCGTTGGCGGCGAAAGTTACATCTATATGCAGTACAATTTTCTCCTGGTTCATAGCACTGATCATCTCTTTGACAAGCAAGTGCGTTTAGAGCTATTCGAATAGTGTTTAGTTTCTTTTTCATATTCCTAGTAATTCAAATTCAGCAACCCAGTAATCTTTTAATCCAGAATGTTTTTGTAATACCTGTAAATATTTAAAGGTAACTTTAAATAAATCTTCTTTAGAAATACTTTCTAAATATTGTATTATGTTTCTTCTGGAAACAGTAGAACAAATTGAAATAAAAGCGCAAGTATTGCTACTACAAGAATCACCGGGTTCTATACACACACATGTTCTTTCTGAATTTCTATTAACAGAATACGATAATAAATTAAGAGCAATTCGAATAGAATTTTTAGTTTTATTATTCATTATTTTATTCTTGTAATTGTATAATATCTCCTATTTTGAATTAGCTTAACATATCCTATTTTATCCATCATGAGCAAGAATCTCTTCCATCTATCGGAATATTCTGTAATTGTATTTTGCCTATAACACTCTTTAGTATATTTTTTATGACAATCTATAAGAAGAGAATCTGTATGGATAAGGTTTTTAAGTTCGTTTGAAGTATACGCTCTTCCAATCTCCATTTTTGAGGCAAGAAATATAGCAAGCATCTTTCTATATTTTTCTCGATCTATATGTGACATAATTACCCCTCTATTATTTTACAAATTCCTTGTCTTAAATATTCTTTAAATCTCTTAGGAGAAAGAGCTCTACTTCTGGAATAGTCTTCTTCTTCATCTAACATTAAGCAATTATACACAGAAGATTTAGCTGATCCAGGATTGTGTTGTCTATACTCAGGGTTCTTTTCATTCCAAATACTAACTATATATATAACACCCTTTCGAATATGATTGTTTTTTTCAGATTTAATATTTTCTGTAAATATAATTTTCATATTATTAATCATTCCTGTTTCTATAGAAGATAGAAAGAAAAATCATAAGGATTACTGCTAAACCAAGATCCAATAATTCTCTAATCTTTTTCATAGTAGCTCTCCTTATTATTTTCAAGTTCATTAAGAACGAATTTATTCTTCAATTCTTATATAGCCGTATCTCAATAATAGTCTGAAATCATATTCTGTTATATCCTGATGATAACAAGCTCTATCTTCTGTATCAGTTAATCTAAGTAACTCTTTTCCTTTACATGGTGGGATACAACTTTTATCTACTGTCTTATATAAAACTCTTATTTTATAAGTTTTATCTTTATCAAAACAACACTGATAATCAAAACCAAGATTAGCAGATTTTTGAAAAGATAAATTTTCTAAAAATTTAACTATCATATTCCTTTATAATTTTAAAGTATCCTTTTCTGTACCAGTCTCGAAAATTTTTAATAGATATAAATCTACCCTTATTAGTATCAGAAAAAATATACAAATTACCTATCATGTTTTTATTACCAGATTTTTCAAAGTCCTCTTCTGTCCAAATAGTAACTTTATAATATCCTTGTGTTTCGATAGGACCATCTAATAGACTGCGAAGATCTTGTTTAAGAAATTTTATTTTCATAGATTAATAACATTCGATAGTATCGTAGCATCCATAGATATTACAATAGGTATTATGATAGCAGCAAGTAGCATTGATACAATATTCTAATATCTGATGCTCCAGTTGATATTGTAAAAGATTAAAAAGAATATAATCTTTATTGCAACATGGATCTTGATAGTGATAACATCCTGTTAACACTATAAAAACAAAAGAAATAATTACTATAAGTTTTTTCATATTTACCATCCAAAAAATTCTGCATACATATTCATAACCTTTTGACAATCTATGATAGAAGGATGCTCAAACTGAAGATTTTCTGGCACAGTTCTAACAAACTCAGCAATTGTTTCTTCTGGGTACATCATAATGCTGGAGCTATCAAAAGGATATTTTTCTATATCATAAAATATTGGTTTTTTTGGTACAAACTGATATTGAATAATTGCTGGTAATACCTTTATATAATCAGTATCAAAATCTAAATATAAAGAAGCATCTATTCTTTGAAATTCATGTATATCTAAACCTATTATATGTCCTAATTCATGACAAAAACCACCTACAGAAATTTCTTTATAAGATACATCTACAAACATTTGCATATTTGTATACTGTTTGTATCCATTAATGCTTGATGCTAGAGGTGCTCCTTCGACAAAACCGTTTGGAAGACCTATTATTCTGAGAACTCTATCTTCGTCATCCAGCGATCTTCCAGTAACATTATCAAAATAAATAACACCGTTAGTAAGAGTATTCCACATGCACATTGCCATTACAAGATTCTTTGTTTGTGCAGGCGGCAAGGGACTTACAAACATAAAAGGAATTCTTCCTTGATTCCAAAGATAGGGATCTTTATCAGTTGCACAACCTATGAAAATAAAAGAAAGAAGTATTATGATAAATCCTAGCTTTTTCATATTGAAGATCTCCTTTTAATATTATAGTTATCCTTTAGTAAAAATCCAAATAAAACCTGAAACAAGAAACACAATAAAAAATATTTGAAGAATAATCATTTCGATTTCTCCTTTTTATCTCTTTTGTTAATTCTTTCTCTATCTTTAAATCCAAGATAGTATCCAGAAAAAAAGATACAAAGTGCCCCACATAATATAAGAAATACAATTGGTATTGAATTCATACTTCACTTCCTTTTTCGTCTAGAATAATTAAATCACCTGTTCGTAGATAATAACGAAATTCTTCTGCTGTTATGGTGTAATAATCTGTATCAGTATATAGACGAATATTTTTTCCAGATAAAAGAGTATCCTTTTTAACTTCCAAAACTTCAGGATCATCTTTATCATAGACAAAATCACCATGATAAGATCTAAAAAAATCTGTAGTTCGTTTTACTTTCATTTACTCACTCACAATAACAAAAATTCCTTTTCTAAGATAAGAACGAAACTCTTCTTTAGTAAAATACTTTACACGAAAATTACCATATTTACCATATTCTATCGGAATATGTAATGTTACTATATCGCATTTTGTGCTTTCTGAATACTCCTTTCCAATAGTAACTAGTGTTCCTTCTTTATAGTAACCTTCTATTGAGAAGTCACCGAATATTGATTCAAATTCTGTATCTTTAATAATAATCTTCATTATTCTTTTCCTTGTTTAGAGAAAGATAATTCTTTTCCTTCTCGAGCTTGCATCATGAATTCTGCTTCCATAAACTTCAAATGCGAACGAAATTCAAGCACTTGATTTATAGTAGGTTTTTCTATTCCATACTCAATTTTAAAAATTGCAAGAATATCTTCCATAGGAAAGTTACAATGCATCGCAAACTCATCTGTAAGAGTCTTTGTGGCAGTATGCAATCTCATTGAAGCAGATTCAGAACTCTTTTCTCTCGGTTGAAAGTTTTTATACTCTTCTTCGTCGCCACAAGATTTGCAGATTCCTTCCTCGTATGGAACAAAGACATGAACGCAATCTATACATTGTTTAGTTTCTTTCATAATTCTAACTCCTTTCTCCAGATAGTTGCTTTTCTCTTTGCAGCAGAAAGAGTTAAAGCAGATTGTATTTCTTTTGTATCCCCTTTATAACAAGCGATGTTATAAAAAAGAGAATTTTCTATATGGGAGATAGTGAATAACCCATTATCCCATTCTTCTAAATCACCTATTTTGCTATATGTCCAATCTCTACGTTGCATGTTATTCCTCCTTACACAACTCATCACGAAACATCTTTTCGATTCTGTCTTCATATGCTTGGTAGTATTGATTATGAAATACATCTTTAAAGCTCAGTTCTCCACGAAGGCGACGAAGCATCTTTAACCAATCGTTAACTGTCATACCTGGAGAAACCAGAATACATTTGTTGGAAATACTTTCAAGTTTATTAATAGCATCAGTTACTATCATATCTATTCTCCTTTTGTTATAATAACTAAAGTTCCATCAAGAATATATCTTTTAAATTCTTCTGGCAAAATTAACCAACCCGTATCACCATGTTCACCTTCTTCACACAAACTAATTCGTTTATGTTTTCCTGTTAAATGTGGTGCCGGTGAAGTCTGATAAAAATATTCAACTCTAAATATAGTACCTGGCTGCCTAGCAAAGGAACCACATTCAGAATAGATTTCACCAATTGTATTATATACTTTCATCTTCCTGTATTATTATAAGAGATTGTTCTCTTAATGCTTTTCTGAATTCATCTTTACGCATACGATATATAGTTGTGAGTGTTTTTATATGAATAAGACTGGTGGTTGAAATCGTAATAGTTCCTTCCTCACCGTGCATTTTAAACGAACCATATGAAGTGCAAGTTATTAATCTATTGTCTTTATTCCCTTTTACTCTCATAGTTAGCATATCGATTGAGAAGTAAGTACTACTTCGAATCTGTCTTCTGGACAATAAGCAAAAGTGCCACATTCATCAACAAGAATAAGAGAACCATCTTCTTGTAAAGCAAACCCTTCCATGTCACAATAAATAAGATTCTTTGCCCATTCTTCTTTAAGAGCTATCTCATAAGTATCTGCTTCTTTTCCTGTAAGCTTATCTATAACATGGAAAGTAATCATTTGATTCTCCTATATATACTTATAGTTATTTTCTAGCTATTTTGGTTTAAAACAATTTGTTCTTCATCATTAACAAAAAGAAACACATTCTCTTTTAAAAACTGTTTTGCTAGACGCACTTTATCCTCAGCTGTTATGTCATATCCCATACATATCTTATGACCCTTATACTTAAACATTTTTTCACAAACTTTACAAGAACAGTATGTACATGACCCACCTAGATCTATGATAGTTAAAAGTATTTCTTTTGGATCAGTTATTTCTCTTGGACTTGTTACTCTTCTATTTCTTGAAGACATGATTAACATCCTTTGTCTAGTTAGTTTGATTTAGAATAATTTGTTCCTCATCTGAGGAAGTAAGCATTGAATTAGATAAAAGCTTCTTAGCTTTTTCAACTAATATTTTACTATGTCCTATATCATAACAAAGCTTCTTCTCCCCTTCTCCGAAAGCATTATAGCAGTTTCCACAACCGATATAATTGCATGAGTTTTTCTCTACTATCTCATCAAGTATCTCTTTCTGTTTTTTAGTAAGCATATTAAAACTCCTTATTGTATTTCTTTGAATATTCGAGTTAAAACCCTTCTGCATGTCTTAAACTTCTTTTCTTCTTCTTTAGAAACTCGAGAACCTCTTGCACCATAAGCAATGTTATATATAAGCTCGAGAGCATCATATTCTTTCTTAGTCATTATTTTCTCAACTTTAGTATCTCGAAGATCAGCAGTGTCATAGGATGATTCAAAAAATAATAACTCTTGTATAACTTCATCATCATACAGCTGATCAACATCGCATACATCGAATAGCATAGATCTTGCTTTATTAAATTCTTTTTCGTCTTGTATAGTAAGTTTAAAAACCTTCTTTCTCTTTGCCATTGTTTTCATCCTTCTTTCAGTTTTTCAGTGTGACCGAATTTCTTTCAGATTATTTCGCTTTCATGAAACTCTGAATCAAGAACATTCTTACACTTAGAACAAATGTAAAGATGTTCTCCAGGAAAACCAGAAACCCATTCTCCTTCTTGGCAACCACATTCACAAGAAGGAGGAGTATGCATGGTTTCATCTACTTCAGAAAGAAACTCAGAAAGAGTAATGGTATGATTAAACCTATCAGCAAAAGCAATAGTAATATTATCATAACCATATGTCTTTGAAGAACCAATAATCATCTCTTCTCTGAGGCCGAGATGAATTACAATGTCTTCTCCTTTATGAGTAAAAGAATATTCTGTATATCCATAAGGATCATGCTTAGGACCTTCTGTACCAGTAGTAATAGATACTGTACCAATATTAATAAGAGTTAGATTCTTTTCCATTTACATTCCTCCTATTCTTAATTAAATTACATAACCATATTAATATCATAGAGAGTACCCATATACTGCTCATATGCAGACTTACCAAGATAACCATTTTGATAAAGTATAGTTATCTTATCTTTAGCTTCAGGATAAGTAAGTTTATCAGCAATGAAGTCATTAAGAATATCTCTTACTTGAATAGACATAATTTAAATCTCCTTTGGATCAACTATTTTGATAGTACCATCTAAAAGAAACTTTCTAAATTTCTCCTTAGATAGAAAATAACCATCACGCCCTCCAACCCTTGAAACCACAAGCATATTAGATTGCATAGAACGTTCTCTGTGCGTCATGTAGTTTCTATGATTCTTCCAGAGCAAAATCTGCTTATTTGCATACTCTGTTCTTTGAACTCCATCTTCATCCCGAAAAGTTTTTGTAAATTTTATTATCATAGCATCCTTTGGTTACTATAAGTGAATTAAGTATGTACTCACTATATAAGATAGAGAGTACATAGTTAAATTACTTATAAGTAATATTATTGTTCTCATCGACAGCAAAGTGACAATGATACTTATCCGAAGATGTGTAATCTCCAGGAGTAAGTACTTTAAGATATTCTTGGGTACCGAGGCAATCACTCTTATAATAAGCAACAAGAGTACTATCAGGCAATCGAATAAGCACTTCTCCATCTGTATTACCGCAGACATGAATAACCTCTATGGAAGCATCATTACCATCTTCTCCATCCTGACCATCTTCTCCGTTATAAATAGTAACCGTCTGATCCCCGCACTTGAGAGTATAACCATCCTGAATCTTTGTTGCTTTACATTGCTCCATCTGAATGATTGGAAGAAGCACTTGCTTCTCCTCTGCATCGCAGGCAAAGAAAAGAAAACTCAGATTCATCAAAAGCATGAGAGAAAGAATAGATAAAGTAAACTTCATAAAGCACTCCTTTTGTATAGTAGTATAAAAGACCAATCTTTAGATAAGATAAAGACAATAGAAAGTCTATATACTTATAGTTATTTTCAAGGTAACTTGATTTAGAAAGAATTTGTTGCTCATCCTTCTTCATGGTATAATAGTTATGATTCCTTCTCTAAGCCATTTTCTTAGATATTCAGGACCAGCAGTAAATGCAAAAGTTATTCTTATATCCTCGGGTGTAAATCTAAGTAAGAACCATTCCTTATCATTTACAGTTTGCGTTGTAGCACTAACTTTCCATACCCCACAAACTACCTCAGCTTCAATACGATAAGGTTTATTAAATTGTATTTTCATAATATTTATCTTTTAGTTAGATTGATTAAGAATTATCTGATCTGCATCAGCAAGGATACATATACCAACAGAAGAACTAGCAAGTTCAGCTAATCTTCTTTTTGCAGTATGCAATCTAGAACGTCGATCTTTTGCAATACATTCACATAAAGGTCTATCAAATAAAGCAGCAAGACAATGAGTGCAGCTAATGTTTCTACAATCACCCTCTTGTATGATAAACTTTGTAAGTATTTCTATCTTCTCTTCTTTTGAAAGCATATAGCATATTCCTTTAGATATAAAGAATAGTATCAATAATAGATAACTTCTTGAGTTTAAAAGCTTTACCAAGGTGTTCATCAAAGGAACATCCTAATATAGTTTCTAACTTCTTAAGCTTAGAAGAAGAAAGAATATAAGCATCTCTCTTCTTGAAAGAATAAGCAGTATTGGGATTCTCAACATCAAAGTTCTTGCAAAAGTATCCTTTATTGCAGGTGATAAAGTAATAAGTATTCCTCATAGTATTTCTCTTTTAGATAGATTGATTAAGAATGATAGGTGCTTCCTCATTATCAAAAGAGATAGAACCAGTGAGTTCAGCTAATCTCTTCTCAGCTAATTCCAGCCTACGAGAATGATACTTTTCTTTACAAGGACCAGGACGATCCTCATTGAATAGAGCAGGAAAACAGTGGAAACAATCAATACCGAGACATGCACCCTTTTGCTTAATGATATTTTTAAGCGTTTCTATTTTCTTTTCTTTTGAAATCATAAGTAATTACTTCCTTTTAGCTAGAATTAAAATTGATTTGATAAGTTCTTCAGGAGTATGATACTTAAGCAAAACATTTAACTCATCTTCAAGATTAAGATAATCTCTCTCTTCGAAGTAATCAAGATCACCCCATGCCCACATATATTCCGGATCAGGACTATCATAAAAAGAAGCACTAGGTCCACCTGCTTTCTTACATTTATGCCAGTTACCATCTAACATGAAGTCCATTTCACCGTCTTCGTTCCATTCCTGTGATCTTTCAGAAAGAGAACATTTATAATATCTACCTGCTACAAATCTTGTAATCATACCTTTGTCTTTCCTTTATCTTATATAAGTAGATATATGAGCAGACTTAAGAGTAAAGATAATGATAAGAATAGAACAAAAGAGAATACCAATGAGATAAATCATATATTAGTACCTATTCCTTTTCTAGAGCTATAAGACCTGTTCGTATAGATAATCTAAAATCAGAATCATTGACAAACATTGTTGGGGCATCAGCAGTTATAGGATCAAGCTGTATAATATCACCATTCTTCTTCTTAAAGATAGAAACAGAATATTTAATTCCCTTCTTAATACGAGGAGCAGTTTCATGCCCAGGATTAGTATTCTTATAATCACGAAGAAAGATAACTATCATATTGAATCACCTTGAGTAAGAATGATAATAGTACCATCCAAAACAAACTTCCTAAATCTAGTAATAGAAAGAAACCATCCAGCAAATTTAGTATCAGGATAAGGACGACCAATAATAAGCATATCCTGTTGTCCATGACGACGATGAGTGACAGAGTGATAGTTAGGATGATCCTTCCAAAGAAAGACCAACCATATCTTCTTTAAATCATCTCTATTATAACCATCTTCGTCTTTAATAGGTGAAGTGAATCTTATTTGCATAAGTTAGTACCATGACAGATAGGACATCTTTTAGAATAGAAAGGAATGATAAGAATCCAAACACCAGAAGTAAAGAGACAGAGAATAAGAGTACCTATTCCAATCTTTCTATGAGGATGAACTCTTTGATTACAATTAGAACAAAATTTAGTAGACATAGTACTAAGAATCTCCTTAATTACTCTTCAATAAAAGCACCTAATAATTCTAGACCAGATTTGAGTAGTAAAGCATTTTCTATATTAGAAGATTTAATTGATAGCAAATATTGTGAGAATATATAATTAAGAAAATCTACATATTCCCTCTGAACAAAAGAAAAAGTATTTCTAGGGGTAGCTTTTATTAACTCAAAGCAAGTGGAATGATAAGTATCCCTATAATCACCAATAGATAAAGTATAGATTGTATAAGGTTCAGAACTTAAATCAACAGATTTAATGTAACCAATATCATTTATCTTAGGAAGAGAAGTATTTCTTTTAGATTTATCACATTCCCAAAGAGTAGCTTGTGATAAAGAAGTTATCTTAACAAGATCACCAGTTCTAAAAGCTTTATACTTATATTCATCATAGTTAAGATGCATTATTCACCTTCTATGTGTTAGATATAGAACAAAGTAAGTTTGATTTATAATATATAACTTGATTAAGATTAATGAGTAGATTTACGCGATTTGGGCGTAGATGCGCCGTCTCCCGCATGCCCTACAACATTAAAACTTTACAAATTATTACCATCTATCCGAATTTACTCATTCATCTTATCAAGACTATCGAGAATCATGAATCCTACAAGGAGAATTGCTTCTACGATGAATAGTGTCCTTCTTCCTTCAATAGTTATAGTAGTACTAATTAGATTTCCTATACTAAAAACAAGAAGAAAGATGATTATAATACTTCTGTATATCTTGATTCTCATTATAATCTCCTTATTTCTGCACGTTATTAAAAAAGCGTTGAATGATTCATGGGCAAGAACCGCCATTTTCTCTTCTTCTTGACCTTCCACCAGGACCGAATTTCATATGTTTTCGGTCCTTTTTCTATGATTTTTAAAAGATAAAATGGTTATACTTTGACTGGGCAAGAACCGCCATTTTTTAATGAATAGATACTATAAGTTTTGCTTCTATCTTCTTGATCATCTCTCTCGTCTCTTCTACTACTTTCCATTGTTCTTTGAAGAATTCTAGAGTAATCTGCTTCTTTGAAAGTTTATGAAGAAGACGATTCTCTACTTCTTTAAGACTTGACCTTAGTATTTGTATGTCTTGTTTTGTTGCTTTCATTTATATCTTTCTCCTTTTCAGAAGTTTTGATTCAAAAAAAGTTGCTCCTTACTAAGAATTACGCTATCATCCTAGTAAGGAGCTCACATGGAGTATTTAAGGGGGTTAAAGCATTCGTCCCGAGAAGGAATCGGACCTTCGACCGACTGCTTAGAAGGCAGTTGCTCTATCCACTGAGCTACCGGGACAAAGAACTAGTGGCTGACCCTTTTTATCAGATCAGCCACTAGGTAAAACT